GCGACGAAAGTAAAGGGGTTTGGGGGTCACCCCCCGGGGTGGTGGCTGGGGTGTGGGCAGCCGACGCGGCCGCGCGTACCGTTGTTGCAGCTCGGGTGCTCGGGGCCGTGATAGATCGTGCGGTCGATGTCGCAGTGACCGAGTGCCCAGTCGTTCGGGTCGATGAGCACGGCCTTGCCGAGCGCCTTGCATCGCCAGCACTCGTACGTCACACCAGCGTCCATGTAGGACTGCAGGCGTGCACGCTCAGCACGGTGCTCCTTGCCGTAGCCACGTTCCTCGCGGCCACCACGTGCACGGTCGTGCTCACGCTCGCAGGCAGGGCAGCGGCCACCGCGTACACCCTGCTCGACCAGCGCTCCACATCCTGATGTGGAGCATGAGCGCTTGGTCACTGGCCACCTCACCGGGTACGACAAAGGCCGCCGGGCATGAGCCTGGGGCTCTGGCCTGGCGGCCTGATCGAGAGCGCACTTCTCCCGTTAGGAAGGGCTCCCCTTCGGCTCGGGAGGTGGTTCCTGGTCGTCCCGCCTAGAGCATCGGCGTTGCGTGTCCGACCAGCCGAGGCAAGCGTAGCATCTGCACCAGCAGCCACATCAGTACCTCGGCAGGACACTGGTCGGCATGCCGCCGTGGATTGCCGCGGCCATCTCGGCGGCCACGGCGTAGGCATCCACCCACGATGGGTACTCGACCCGTGACACGTTGACCCTCGACCAGACGCGATCCAGGATCCCCCGCTTCACGTCGTCGTGCGGCGAGGTGAACACGTCGAAGCTCCACATCGGCGGATCGAGCGTCACGAGTCGCGTTGCTTGATGATCACGGCGATGAGCTCAGGGCTGCAGCCGACGGCCTTAGCCAACGCTAGGTAGGTCCAGCGCTTCGGGTCGTCGCGGCGCAGCGAACGCACCAGCTGGTCGCGCTGATCGCGGTGGCGGTCGGCATCGGCAAGCGCGCGGGCAGCCGCTTCGTGGTGCTCGCGCGCTTGCTGGGCGCGGGCGTCAGAGCCCACGCGAGAAGTCCCCGATCAGGTTGGGCACGGCCGAGTCGAAGCCGGCGACGTCGAGCATGCCGGGGTCGGACGGGTCCGCGATCGAGAACGGGGTGGCGGTCATCCCGACCACGACCAGGCGGGCGTCGATGCCGGTCTCGCGGCGGTACTGCTGCAGTGCCTGGTGCGGGTGGATGTTGCCGTAGTAGGTCTCGTTGTCGGTGTAGACGACGAAGGTGTCGACCTCGAGCCCGGTGGCCAGCGCGTGCGTCATCGGCTGCGCACAGTCGGTCCGGCCGAACGGCAGGTTCGACACGGTCTTGATGACGTCGTCGAGCCGCTGGCGCGGGCTGATCGCGAGCGGCGTCAGCGCAGCCCTCGCACCCCAGCCGCCGTATCCGTCTGCGGCGGTGAACCCGACGGTGATGTGCTCGGGCTCGACCGCAGCCGTGACCAGCGACAGTGCGGCGGATGCCTCGCGGCAAGACAGCGGCATGTTGCTGATCGGGTGCGTCATGGACCCGGACACGTCCAGGGCCAGCATGGTTCGCTTCCCGGTCGGCTCGACGGCACCGAACGCGGCGTAGAACGCGTCGTTGAGGGCGTCGACGATCTTGGTCGTCGGCGTCCACACGCCCTCGCCTCGAGCGGAGGCGCCAGAGGCGTAGGTGCGCTGGGCGACCAGGACGTTGATCGGGTGTACGCGGGCCTTGCGGAGTCGCTCGGCGTCGGAGAGACGCGCGGCAACCTCGGCGGTACGTCCGCCCATCGCGGGCAGGAGACCGAGGCGGGTGAGGCGCGGGAGCTGGCGCATGAGCGCGGTCTGCGGCATGCCGACGTCGAGGAGCGCGTCCCACGTGGCCGGCTTGCCGAGTGCGTCGTCGGGCAGCATCTCCCACGACAGGCCGTAGTCCCGGATCAGGGCCGGGTGGTCGGCGCCGGGCTCGTTGGCCTTGAGGTAGCCCTCGACCAGGCGCGGGGTGTGCTCGTCGACGCTGCCCCGGGCGATCCAGTCGAACAGCGCGCGTCGGCCCGGCTCGTCGGTGCCCGGGTGCGCAAGGCGCAGGAGGTCGCGGTGCGACCAGCCCTCACGCTGCCGGTACTTGACGGCCTGGTAGGCGAGCGCGTCGACCTCGCGGGCGAGGTACCAGTCGCCGACGGCACGCCGGAGGCCGCGGCCCCAGCCGCGGTACTGCTCGATGTAGCGGGCGAACAGGAACAGGTGGGTGCCGGTCCGCGCGACCCGGGGGAGCTGCGCGAGGGCGTACCGCTTCTGGTCGGCGTCTCCGGTGGAGGCGAGCACGGCGAGCGCGAAGATCGCGGGGTTCTGCCGCGGGGCTCGGCCGGCCTCGCTGATCTCGGCGACGACGTCGACCGCGGCGGCGTGGGCGGTCTCGGCGAGCCGGAACAGCACGTCGGCGTTGTCGCGGGTCAGGTCGGCGGCGGAGGTGTAGTAGGTGGCGCCGTCGGTGCCGAGGGTGAGGAAGCGGCGCAGGCGCGCGAGGTCGTCGAGCTCGAAGACGTAGCCGCCGGCGCTGTTGCGTACCTGGCGGCGGTCAGCCTTCTGGGTCTGCGGGGTGCGGCGGGTGGAGATGGTGGCGAGCGGGTCCATGTGCTCGTGCCTTTCGGAACGGCATGAGCGGCGGCGGTCGTGGTGCGACACCCGGGATAGTTCGCTGAAGGTAACCGAGTGCCTCCGGCCCGCCACCGCTCATGCGATGGAAGCTGTGAGACGGAGCGGTCGTGGTGTGACGACCGGGTTTAGGTGTCCTAGGCCGCTAGACGACCGACGTCGCGCTGACGCCGACTCGGATTTGAACCGAGGTAACCCCATCCAGAGTGGTAACCGATCAGTCTCCGGCCCGCTCCTACTCACCGCTGTTCTGTTGTTCGAGAGCGGGACGGTCGTGGAGTGACGACCGGGATAAGTGCTCTGCCGATTGAGCTACCGGGCCCGAAGGCTCGGGCGGGACTCGAACCCGCAACCTCTCCATTAACAGTGGTAACCGACCATCTTCGGCCCGTCCCTGCTCTCTGTTGTTACGACTGTAATGCTTTACAGTTTTCCGTTCCCATCCCTTTTATTGGGTACGCCACTCGCGGTTGCAGGTCACGCGGGCTTCCTCTCGTTCTTGGCGTCGGCTGTGACGCCCTTGCGGTAGTCCGCGTCGGTCCACCGGTGCTCCTTGGGGTTGACCGGGCAGACCCAGCGGTCGCCGTAGTCGTGCGGGTGCTCGATGCCGCAGTCGGCGCTGCAGCTGCTGGTGTGGTGCTCGTCTTCGCAGGCTGGGTCGCAGGGCGGGTGCTGGCGCTGGCAGTCGTCCTTCTCGCACCAGTGACCGCGGCGCAGCACGAGCGCGGGCTGGCTGCCGTCCTCGTCGGGCTCGCACAGCCAGCACGGTGCGCCGCGCTGAGGGCGGCGGGAGTCGCGACGTACGGCCTCGAGGTGCCGGCGACAGGCCCTGACCTCGGCGGCGAACAGGGCGAAGTCCTGGTCGGGGTCCTGGGCGAACCGGTCGAGCTCGTGCTTGGCGTAGGCGATGAGCCGGGACATGGTGTGCCGCAGCTTCGTTGGGGAGGAGTACGCCTTGCGGAGCGTCATGTCCCAGTAGCGCATCAGCCCGACGGGGTGGCGACGGTCCCACTCGGGGATCGCCGCGACCGCGCGAGCCCACCTCTCGTCGTCGCCGGTGGACTCGTACAGCGCCCAGGCGTCCCGGTTCGCGATGATCTTGCGGGCCTCGAAGGTGTACGGGTCGGCGGTCGGGCCGGCGAGAGAGAGGGCCTCGGAGTTGATGCCCTGGATGGTGGCCTCGAGCATCATCAGCGCGGTGAGCTCCTCGAGCGCGGTCAGGTCGGCCCGGACCCGGTTGATGCACCGGGTGCAGGTCTGGGCCTGGTCCCCGCGAAGGTGGCCGGTGCACTGGACCTTTCGGGCATCCTTGCCCCGCACGGTGGTGCAGTGGCGGACCTCGGCGCCGTCCTCCTCGTGAGTGCAGGGGAGGCAGCCGGGACAGGTGTTGTCTCGGCAGGCCGGCCAGTGGGCCTTGAGGAGGTGGCCGTGGTCCTTGTCGTAGCGACAGATGCTCAAATCAGGCTCTCCTGTGCGTCGTCGGCGGGCTGGTCGAGGTAGGAGCCGACCTCGTCGGCGATCTGGCGCCAAAGGGCGCGTTCAGCGTCGGTGATGCAGCCGCGGCAGCGTCCCCCGCACCGGCGGGTCCGATCGGGCCAGACCGCGTCCTGCCACTCATGGGCGGCATGGTCCGCCATCTCGGTGCAACCAAGACCACCGACCGGCTTCATGCCGCAGTTCTTCCCGTGCCGGCCGTGCTCGGCCATCTGCTTGGCGTGGGTCCTGAGGGTCTCTAGGTCGCTCATCGGCGCTGCTCCTGTTCCTTGACGACGGCTGCGCAGCTCGGGCAGAACGTCAGCACGACGTCGCGGTCGTCCCGCCAGTGCTCAGGGGTGTCGAGCCGGGCGTTGCGCTCGAACTCGGGCCTGGGCTCTCTGCCGTACGTCACGAGCCAGCCGGTGGACTTCCAGCCGACCCGGCGGTAGCGAACGGAGATCACGACCTCGGATCCGCAGCCGCGCTCGCTGGGCATCCCATCGCAGCGGTAGAGCCAGCCGCCTTCGACCTTCTCGCCGATGCCTTCGAACCCGCGCCAGCCGTTCGTGCGTGCTTCCAGGCTCACACCGACCACCTCGCCTTCACGCGGCGGACCGTGCCCCTGGCCGGGAGCCGGTCGCCGCCGCTGGAGGCCAGCGCGACGATGGGGGCGGCCTCGTGGCGGGTCCGGCTGATCGCGGCTGCGGACTCGGAGGTGATCGCCTGTCGTTGCAGGTCGGCGCGTCGGAGGGCCGCCGGGCTGGGCTCGTAGTCGTGGTCCTCGCCGTCGTGAGGTGGCCGCGAGCACCGGCCCGGAAACGGGCCCGGCACCGGCTCGACGGCATTGCAGAAGTTGCGGGTGACGTCGTCGCTCATGGCTGCTCCTCGGCGGCGGGGTCGGTGGTGGTCGGGGTGCGCTCGAGCTCGGCGCGCTTTGCCTCCTCCTGGGCCTTGGCGATCGCAGCGCGAGCCTCGTTGAGGAGATCGGCCGGTGGCCTCGTTCTCTCGCCGGTGTAGGGCTCCGGGCTGGGGTCGATGGAGACCAGGTGGATGCCGGCGGCGTGGAGGCGGGCGTACAGCTCGCGGGCCTGTTCCTCGGTCGCGCCGACCTCGGTGGCGATGGTGAGGGCGCGGGCGTAGGTGTGCTGGCTCATCCGGTCGCCTCAGTGGTGGGCGGGTGGTAGCCGTAGCGCTTGCGGTCGCGCTTGGTGTGCTCGACGAGCTTCGTCACAGCCTGCTGGACCCACCGCTCGCGAGAGTCGATGCCAAAGCCGCCGGCGAGGCTCTCGTCACCCTTCCACGAGTGGTTGCGGAACGGGATGCCGCCCTCACAGGTCCAGTCGATTCCCCAGCCAGCGTCGGTGCGGCGGCGTGCCCAGCGTGGTCCCATGCGGCGTGCTCGGGTCACGCTCTCGAGCGTGATCGTCACCTGGTATTCGTCGCCGGGGAACTCGCCCACGGGCACGAGCACCGTGCGGGTCTCGATGTTCTCGCGGTCGTAGTAGCGGTGTCCCCAGAGGGCATCGAGCGGGTGGAGTGGGATGTTGCCGTCGCGCAGGCACATCCATCCGCGGTGCTTCTTCGGTCCAGCCGACCAGGGCCAGACTTTCGGGCGACGCCAGCCGTCGCACCGGTGGTAGGGGTCGGCCCCGCCGTCATCATCGAACCAGAGCTTCCACCACAGCTGGCCGCCGTGGATCTTCAGCGAGAGGTCTCGCTTGTGGCCTTGACCGATGCGCTCGCAGAGGGCACCGAGACCGGGCGCGTTGAAGCCCCAGAAGAACGCGACCCAGCCCAGGTCGATGTGGCCGTCGAACGGGGTCTCGGAGCCGCGGTCACCGAGATGGAACCGGAATCCGAACGACTCCGGCTTCTTGCGGCGTGCGATCTCCATCTGTGCCTCGATCCGACGGAGGTCGTTGCCGGCGATCCGGTAGGTGGCGAACCAACGCAACGTGTTGTCGCGGTGGCTCGAGAACGCGTGCAGGTTCTTCATTCGGTCTCTCCCTCAGTGGTCTCCCAGCGGACTTCGTGGCCGCAGGGGGTGTAGGTCACGGACTCGCCGCGGATCTCGTAGGTGTCCGGCCGCTCGCCCGGGGTGACGGTGATGTCCTTCACGAGGGCCCCGTCGACCGGCTGGCCGCACTCGGGGCAGTCGTGGAGGTGCGTCGTGCTCTTGATCCGGATCGAGCTGCCGGTCGGCGGGAAGTGCTGCTTGATCGCCTCGGGGTCGAGGACGGTCATGCCCATGCGGAACGTGACGGCCTCGCTGGCGGCGGTGAAGTCGTGGCTCATGCGGTCTCCCCACCCTCGCGTCCATCGCCTTGTGCTCGCTTTTCGCGCGCGGTCTGGATGTCAGTTACGGAACCTGGACCATCAACAGCGGGAGGGAGGACGGGAGGATTTGTTCTGGTGTCTGGTGTCTGGTCTGGTTCTGGTGCAACGAGTCCCGCGTCTTCTGATGTCGTCCGTCCCGCGTCGTGTCCCGGCGTGACAGGCGGCGGTCCGGACGGGTTCTGCTCCGCCTCCTTGGTCGCGCGCCACTTCCGCTTCCGCTCCGAGTCGGCGGCCCGGCGCTTGTCCCACCAGGCCTTCGAGTGGTTCCACTGCAGGTAGTCGTGGACGACGTAGTGACCCTCGCGACCCTCCGCGTGGCACGTGCGCTCCTTGATGCACTCCGGGCTGTGGCAGCCCGCTCCGAGGTCGTGCCAGAGCCCGGCACGGACGAGCTCGGCCGCGACCGCGTCGTTGCCGGTCACGGTGAGGCGGCGGGCCTTGGCGAGCGGGATGAAGCCGTCGGTCAGCTTCCGGGCGCAGTACATCTGCCCGGACATGAGGAGCCGGAAGGCGGCGTCGCTGAGCGCGTCGACCTTCGGGTGTTCGTCCATGCCGTCGTCGACGTTGAGATAGGGCATTAGGCCGTCTCCTCCTCTTCGGTTTCGTTGATCGGGACGGACTTGACGGCGTCGAGCAGCTCCCGCTGTCGGCGCCGGACCGTCACTTCGCTGTCGTCCCACTGCAGGACCGTCGGGCGGCGCGGTCGCGTCGCCTTCCGGGCCCCAGGTGTTGGGCGCGGCGGGCGCCACCCGCCGCCGTTGTAGCGCTCGGCGACGAGCTCCTCGAGGAGCCGCTCCCGGGGCGTCATGACGGCTTGTCCCGTCGGCGCATGGCCCGCCTCACCCGTCGCTCGAGCTTGGAGAGCTTCCGGCTGTGCCCGAGGTGCCAGTGGTCGCCGCACGGGTACGGCTTGAGGGCGAGGTCGATGCCCCTGGCGGTCTCGAGGGAGGACCGGGCCTTCAGCGCGGCCGCCTTGGTGCGGTGCGCCGTCTTCTCGGGGTGCGGGCAGATACGGCTCATGGCGTCTGCTCCCGGTGCTGCCGGGTGTACTCCGCCCGGGCCTCACGGCATCCGCACGGGTCGGCCTTGGGCAGCGGCCACGGGTTCCCCGGGCCAGGGTTCTTCCGTGCCTCTCGCCGGTGCCAGTTGTAGCCCTCGATCGTGCCGCACTCAGGCTTCACGTACGAGGCGTTGAAGCAGGCACGGCACTGCCGCGACTTGCCGGTGAGCTTCTTCCCGCAGGCGCAGCGAGGAGCCTTCGGGAGGACAGCCCGGACCTCATGCCGGCGGGTGCGCTCGTCGTCCTCGGGCTTCTTGCCCAGCTTCGCCTTGACCGGCAGGGCCGGCTCGTCGCCGGTCAGGTCGAGACAGATGTGGAACGCGCCGGGGCGGGTGCGGAGGGTGCATCTGGCGCAGGTCACGAGCCCAACGGTCGGCGTGCCTTGCGGGGCCACCACGGGGGGAAGGGGGATCCCGCTCGTTGCAGCGACGTAGCTCCCGCGGATTCCTTCGGATCTCATGTCTGCCCTCCCTTGGGGTCTTCGTGGATGGTGATGTCTGCGTCCAGGCGGACGCAGGAGTCGATGCCGACGTCCCAGTAGAGGTAGGCGCGGGTCAGGGACAGGGCGCACCCGACCAGTCGCCGCGGCGTGGATGCGCCCTCGTGGCTGGCGATCGCGCCGAGGTGCTTGTCGGTCAGGGCGCTGGCCTTGATCACGCGGCTCATGCGGCAGCACCACCCAACGACTCGGCGACGGCCCAGATCAGGTCGCGCGCAGCTGGCGGGGTGACGGAGTTGCCGGCCATCTTGACCCGGTCGCGGCGAGTGCCGGTCCACTTGTAGTCGGCCGGGAACGCCATGCCCGCGGCGACCTCGTGGGGCTCGAGCATCCGGAACAGGCAGTCGTCGACCCGCGCCTCGGCGAGCTCGATGTCACCGGGGGTGAGGATCGACTGCTGAGCGGCGGTGGTGAGCGTGCGGAGGTACTCGCCGACCGGAGTGGTCATCTCGGCGCCATCGCCCTTGCTGGAGTTGTGGCGTGTGATGAGGGCGTACCGGTCCCGGGTGGTCAGCGTGCCGACCGGCTCGGATGCGGGTCGGGACGAGTCCGCATTGCCGTAGTACGGCGTCAGCAGAGCCGAGGTCTCCCGGGTCGTCATCGTCCGGTGCGGCTCGTCGGTCGGCCGGGCATCGTCGTTCCATGTCCCGCCAGCGGGCACGACCAGGCCGTGGTGGTTCCCGGACGCGGTGACCGTGGAGAGCGGGTGCGACGTCGGGCGAGCGTCGGACCCGCCGCCGCGGAGCTCGGCGATGAACGGCGGCGAACTGGCAGGCTCGTGCATCGAGCACCCCGGCGTGTGCCATGGGCCCGGCCGGCCGCCTCGGGGGTCGTAGGTGGCGCACTCGGTGCAGTAAGTCTCCGGGTGCTGGCCATTGGTCACGATCGCGTCGAGGTGGCGGGACGTCTGCGTGCGGAGGACCTCGTCGGTCGACTTCACCCGGTCGCCAGCGCGCCCCTCGAGCGGCACGACTAGCGCCTTGCTGGCGGTCGTGTGGATCGACCGCAGGACGTCGTGGGTCGACCAGGCTCGGTAGTAGCCGTTCGGGTCGCCGTGCGCCTTGTGCTTGGGGTCGGCAGCGTCGTAGGTGTTGCCCGCAGCCTCGATGTGCAGCGGCGACCAGTACTTCGCGATGCCGGCCGCGATCCGGCGCCGGGTCTTGTCGGCCAGCGGCTTGGTGCGGTCACCGATCCGGGATCCGCGCAGCGACCAGTCGATCGCCGCCGCGGCCGGGAGGTACCCGGGCTCCACCGTGGTGCCGCAGCCGCCGTGGATGTAGACGTACTGGGAGCGGTACTTCCCGACGGTGCGCCGGTTCTTCCACGCCTGCTGGGACTCGACGACCTCGGAGCACTTCGGGCACCACGCGAGCGGGCGCATGACCCGGTCGATGTCCGGAGCCTTGTTCCCCTTCAGCCAGCACACGATGTAGAGCCGGTCCCGCGACTGCGGCGCCGGGTCGCCGTGCGCCTGGGCGTGCATCGAGTTCAGGGAGACGACCTTGAAGTCGTAGCCGAGGTTGGCCAGGCCCTTTTTCCACAGCGCCCACGCCTCGGCGTACTTCGGATTCGTCGCGATATCGACCACGTTCTCGATGACCATCGCGAGGTAGCGGTGGTGCTCGGCGAACCTCAGCACGTCGAACATCAGCAGCCGGGAGCGCTGCACGATCGCGGTCTCCGGATCCTCGTCGACGAGCTCGGGGTCGAGCAGGTCGAGGAGGTCGGTCTCCACCGACACCGCCTTGTACTTCCCGCCGCTGGCCTGCGACCACTTCGTGCACTCCGGCGAGGCCCACAGGATGTGGGTCCATGGGAAGTAGCGCGGGTCCTCCTGGTGGAGGTCGACACAGGCGTGGTCGGCGTCGGGGTGGTTGTTGTTGTGGTTCTCCACGGCGAGGGGCCAGTGGTTCGCGGCCATCCGGATCACGACACCGGGGACCTGGATCCCGCCCGTCGACGATCCGCCCCCGCCACAGAACAGGTCGGTGACGGAGATGCCGTCGGGCTCGGGCCTGACGAAGGCGTTGATGCTCATCAGGACTCCCTCCTGATCAGGCACCAGAGCCCGGCACCGACGGCCAGCACGAGCACCACGCATCCGGCGTAGCCCGGCCAGTTGTCCGCGGTGACCTGGGTGGCGGCGCTCAGCACGGCGGCTCCTGGGTGAGCGCGTCGCGGAGGGACTCCACGGGGTGGAGGTCCTTGTGCTCCTTGTCGAAGGCGATGGCCTTGGCGACGTCGCGGGTCTTGAGGGACTCGTCGCAGTGCAGGCACTCGATGGTGATCACGAAGCACCTCCCTCGGTGATGACTTCGCGCGGCCAGCACGAGCACGACTTCGGGAAGCGGCAGCAGGCCGGGTTGTACTCGCCCACCGCGCAGTCCGGCCACCGCTCGACGCACGCCGGGTCGCGCTCGGGCAAGGGCTGGACGACCGGCTCGGCGCGCTTCCATGAGTAGTAGTCGCCTTCCCAGGACTCCTCGATCGCGATCGTGCCGATCACGAAGGGGCTCGCGTCCGTGGAGAGCTCGTTGATGGACCCGTCGATGTTGAGGAACTCGACGACGTTGCAGTCGCTGGCCTCCATGGCATGACGGACCTCGGTGCCGTCGTCCTCGAAGTGCCCAGTGCGATGGAAGGGCTTCCCGCCCTCGTCGTGGTCGATCGACCACGACTCACATCCCTCCGGGCAGATCAGCCTGCAGTCGGCTCCCTCGGGGGCGGTGCAGGTTGCTTGGGCCTGGACGCAGTCCTGGTCGTGGGTCCAGGTGATGAAGTGGACCGGTCGGGTGTCGGTGGTGGTCATCGGGAACCGCCTTCGGGTGTCGTCTGGCTCTGCTTGGCGGCGTCGTACTGCTCGATGCCGGTCACGATCGCGTGGCAGGCCCACAGGAAGTGGAAGGTCCAGGCGGTCGTGTCCCACTCCCACGTGTCGCGGAACTCGTACCGGTAGGCGGGCGCCGAGGTGAGGATGCCGGGGACCTCGTCGACGTGCTCGAAGCGGAACGCGTCGAGGAGAGCGCGGTCGGTGTCCTCGTGGTCGGCCAGCTCGTCGATGAGCTCGGTCTGGACCTGATCGCGGAGTTGCTGTGCGACGCTGTCTGGCCACGCCGCGCGCTCGAGGAGGTCGTTGATGTCCTCCCAGATGTTGCGGGTCAGGGTGTCGACGTCGTATGCCTCGCAGTCGCGGCCGCCGGTGGGGGTCTTCTCTGCCCAGTAGCCGGGGTTGATGCGGTGCTGGTCGTCGATCGGCCAGCCCTTCTTGCTGCGGAAGAACTCGAACATGTCGTCGCAGCGGGAGAACGTGAAGGTGCCCATGTCCCCGTGGAAGGTGAGACTGCCGGGCCAGGTGATCAGGTCGTACCAGTAGAAGTTCCCTGCCTCGGCCTTGAACCGGAGGTGCCGGTACAGGCTGTCGTCGTGGAGGATCGTGAGGCGGTGGTCCTCGGTGTCCTTCCGGAACCGGACGCCAGCGTCGACGTTGGCGATGCCGGCGGGTGACAGCGGTCGTACCTCGGGCGCGGTTGTCGTCATTCCTCGGCCCCCGGATCTCCGGCCTCGACCTCGATGGGCTCGGTTACGGTCATCCCGTCGGGGATGACGACGACGGCCTGGGGCGCGAGCGGCAAGAACGCACCGGCCGGCACGCGGACGGTGAGCTTTAGCAGTACCGTCCCGGGCTTCTGGACCTCGGGCTTCTTGATGGTCGCGTTCGCGAGCTTCGCCTTGTCCAGGATCCGGTTGCCGGCGGCGTCGCCTCCCCACCGGTCCCACTCGGGGGCGAGCTGGACGTAGAAGGTCGCGTCGACGTGATCGGGCTGCTGCCGGGCCATCACGCGTGGCCCTTCCGTGTGGCCCGGTTGGCCCCTCGAAGGCTGTCGATCCCGTCACCGATGCGTCGGAGTTCGACGAGGATCTCGTTCAGAACGCCCTCGTCTTTGGCGGCCTGAGACCGGACCGGATCGGTGACGGCCGGGCTCCCTGTCACGGCGAGACGGGGCGCGCCGGTCTGCTCGATGAAGCAGGGCCCGTCCTGGCGGTGAACGATGCGCTCGCCGGGCGCCATCGCCACAGCAGTGGGTGAGCCGCAACCGCAGCTGGTGGTGTCGGTCATGTCAGGAGTTCTCCTTGTTGGTGGTGCGGCGCTTGAAGCCGGCGGCGACACCAGCAGCGCCCTTGCGCGCGGCCTCGTCGACCGCGGCGGCGTAGCCCCTGGTGGTCTGGATGTTGGCGTGGCCCATCACCGCGGCGGTCGCGGCGAGGTCCTTGGTGGAGCGGTAGAACTGGGTGCCGAAGTAGTGGCGGAGGTGGTGCGCGGTCGCCTTGGATCCGAGGTCCCGGAGCGCGCGGTTGACGGCGGAGTCGAGACCGTCGCCGGTCATGAACTCCTCGGTGCCGGTGACGATCGACGTCCCGGCAGGCCCGTTCTCGCCGAGCTCGGCGAGCACGTCGTCCTCGAGCGGGACCCGTCGGGTCTTGCCGCCCTTGCCGGTGACCTCGATGTAGGAGTCGCCGGGGGTGGCGTCGACGTCGTCCCAGTCGGCGGCCGCGGCCTCGCTGACGCGGAGCCCAGCGAAGGCCATGAGTAGGCCGGCGCGGTAGAGCCGACCAGCGCGCGGCGTCGCTCCCTCGCCGCAGGTCGCCTCGAGGTAGCGGTCGAGCTCGTCCTGGGGAATCGGGTGCGGCATGCCACGGCCGACCTTGGGGGCGTCGAGCCGGATCGACGGGTCGTCCTTGCGGTGGTCCCAGCGCTGGCACCACTTGTAGAAGCTGCGGAGGCAGCCGAGGTCGGTGTTGCGGGTGGCCGGCGCGAGGTCGCGGCGGGTCTCCCACCACTCCTCGATCTCCGCCCGCGTGGCCCGGCCGGCGTTGCGAACCGAGCGCAGCACCGACGCCCGGCGGCGGACGGTCGCAAGGGGCTTCTTCTCGTCGAGCTGCCACTCGATCCACATGCGGGACAGGTGGTCCTGCGGGAGCGGCCCGACGGACCCCTGCCCGATCATCGGGACGCTCCGAACAGGGTGCCCTGCGCCAGACGGCGGGCGGCGAGCTCGGCGTACTTCTCGTCGGCCTCGATGCCGATAGCCCGTCGACCTGTGGCCTTCGCCGCTGCCAGGGTCGAGCCGGAGCCGGCGAACGGATCCAGCACGACGCCGCCCTCTGGGCAGCCGTACCCGACGAGCACCTCAAGGAGGCCGGTCGGCTTCTCCGTCGGGTGGCCCGTGCCACGCATGCGCATGGTGTCGAAGGTCAGCACCGACGACATGGCGCGGGAGCCGTCGTCGGTCCAGGAGTGGGCGCGCCGAGCCCCATTCCACGCTGGGCCGGTCTCACCACGATGGATGGTCCCCTTCCCAGGCCCGTGATGCTCCGCCCGCGGCTGTTCGTGATGGATCTCGGACCACTTGCCCCGGTACCAGTGGGTGACGATCTCGTGGGTGCGGACCGTGGCACGGTCGGGATAGGCGACGCCGCCGACGTTCTTCGACCAGATCACGTCCTGCGACAGGCGCCAGCTGGCAAACTCCGCGCTGCGGTCCAGGAACATCCGCATCGAGCCGAAGCACCACATCGAGCGCGCGTGCTCGGCGACGAGCGCAGGCCACCCGTCAGGCCATCGGTCCCAGGCGAGGGACGTCTCGCCGTAGGGCGGGTCGGTCACGATCAGGTCCGTCTGCACGCCGAGCTCTGGCAGCAGGTCCCGGCAGTCGCCGAGGTAAAGGGTTACGTCCTCGTCCTGGTAGTACGGGTCAGCCATCGGAGGCCGCCTGCCGCTGGACGCAGTCGGGGCACTCGGGGTCGTTCAGCTGCCAGAGCGCGATGACGATGCAGCCGGTCCACCGGTTGCCGACGACCACCGTCCTCCGGCACCACTCGTCGTTGCCGAAGGCGATGGGGAACAGGGCGAGCCAGGAGCCTGGCCGGTAGAACCAGGTGCGCGGCTTGACCAGGGTCGCGAGCGCCTGCTCCTTCCACTCGAGGAGCTCGTCGACCTTGGTCTCCGCGGCGGCGCGACGGTCCACCTGTGCCTGCACCGAGACCGCGATCTGGTCGATAACCATCTGCAGGTCACCAGGGGCGACCCATCCGGCCGCGACAATCACCTCGGCGACGTGCGTCTGGTACGCCGTTTCGGTTGGGAGCGACTTCCCGCAGCCGCACCCGATGACGAACGGTCCGGCGGAGAAGTCCATGTGGTGATCGGCGAGCAGTGAGGCCAGTTCGAGGACCCGATCTGCGTCCGTCTTGGGCCCCGCGGAGGGGGTCTCAGGACCCTCTTCTGGGACCCCGTATTCGGGCGTTACATACTTCATCGACAAATCCTTAGAACCGGTATCTGACCTGCGGGAACACGTGTAATGACGGAGAACTACAATTCATCGACAGGGCCGCCTGACCTGGGGAAACGCGTCACCGGCACCACCCCCGCATGACCATCCGAATCCGGGTCCTCACAGACCCACGCGAACAGCGCCTCCGGAGCCACCTCCGAGAGCCGGCGGCCCCTCCAGCCGATGAGGACCCGGCGCACCGCCGGACGACCACACACACAGCGCTGCGTGGGGTGGCGAGGCGTGAAGTCGCGAAGCCAGAAGCGGCGTGCGTCGGACGGCTCGTCCGCGATCATGCGGTCGACGTCGTCCTCGGTCAGCCACGCCCCCTTCGCCTCCCGGCCTCGTGCCAGGCCGTCGTCCAGCAGGTTCTCCGACGGGTCGATGGCTGTGCCGATCCGATCGACCAGACGACGTAGGAACGCCGGGGCCCTCACTGGCCAGCCCTCCGCTCTTCGGCGGCTTCCCAGATCTTCGCGAGGCCATGACGGAGGGCACGCTCACGCCACTGATCCATGCGCTCGTAGTCGCCATCGTCATCACGGCCACGGGCCACGAAGGCGCCGGGGTCGAGAGTCGTACGTCGACCCTGGTAAGCCGCCTGCTCAACCAGCTCGCGCCTGAGTTCGACCTCTGCCCTGAGGATCCTCTCGGTCTCATTGGCGTTGTCCGCGTCCTGCCGGGCCCGCTCCGCAGCGGTCTCCATCTCGTCCCGAAGGTCGGCCATCTGCCGAGCCCAGGTGTTCCGCTCTCGACCGAGCGCCTCCAGCGCTTCCTTCAGGCGGGCGACCCGGCCGGCGGCCACGGTCCCGGTGATGCTCTCGCCGAGCGGGAGCTCGAGGGCCTTCCCGAGATCCTCCAGGCCGGACATCACCTCCATCGCCTCCGCCTTCCACCGGCGAAGCTGATCGACCTCGGACCTCAGGAACCCGACGTCGCCGTGGTACCACTGCCACAGGTCCATGCGCGGCGGAGCGAATCCGGTCTCCGTCAGAGCCAGCCGGATGTCGATGCCCGCCAGGCGGTCCTCGGGGCTGCTGGCACTGGCCGTCTCCTCGCTCATCGCAAGGCTCCGATCGCCTCGGAGACGAATGCCTCGATCAGCTCGGCCTCGTCCTTGGTGACACCGACGAGGGTCTTCGGGGCCAGGGTCTGCACCTGGGGCTGGCCCTTCAGCCACGCGACCGCGCCGGGGTCAACACCATGGTCGTCGTCGATCCAGAGGACCGGGCCGTCGAACGGGTCGCTGATCTGCAGGTGGTCGACGATCGCGAGGTGCTTCCACCACGGCAGGCCGATCGACCGGGTCCAGTGGTGGTGGCCCACGACCGGCCACTCGAGTCCGTCGAGACCGATCGCCGGCGCCAGCTTCTGCGGGGCGTCGTAGCACCACGTCGTCAGCCAGTAGACGCCGACGTCGTTGCAGGCGGCGATCCTGTTCAGCAGGCTGACGAACGTCGGGGAGTAGGTGATCCTGTAGCCGTTGACCCGGACCTTCTCGCCCGTCGGCCAGCCCCACGCCGGGAAGTCGCCCCGGCTGCAGGCGTTGATGACGCCGTCCACGTCAATGTAGATGCGTGCCTTCTCGGTCATCACGCAGCCCTCCCGATCGTCGCGGCCGTCACGGACACGAGTCGCCGAGCTCCACGCACGTGCGCGGCGCGGTGCTCGTGTGCGTCCTCCAGGACCGTCGGCCGGTGCGATCCCTCGACGTGCGAAGGGCAGCCCTTCACCGAGCAGGTCGCACGCCACGCGAGGACGCCGGACCTGGTGGTCCGAGACGTCAGTGCGAACGTCGCGGACCGGGCAGGAAGGATCGGCGGCATCACTGACCACCGCCGTCCACGGGGTCGGTCAGCACGCGCTTCCAGGCGGCCTCGAGGTCGGTATAGGTGACAACCCCAGGCACCGAGTCGAAGCCGTTGTCGGCCGCCACCTCATCGCCGTCGATGTCATCACCGCCCTCGAAGTAGGACGAGACGGCGTAGTCGTAGCCGCTAGTGCTGCCCGCGGCGCCGTCAGCCTGGGCCGAGAAGACCTGGCCCAGGATGCAGCAGTGGGGGATGTCCAGGCGAAGCTTCTCGACGTCGACCAGGCTCTTCCAACCGGACCCGACCTTCTCCTCCAGGAACTCGATGCCCCTCTGGACCCGGGCCTCAGCCTCGGTCTTGCTGCTCATGCCTTCTCCTCTGGTGCCGTCGGGGCGTGGTCGAAGCCGGTGTGCGAGCGCACGGCGAGGACCTCGCGGATCTCCAGCACGCCGTCACGTGACGGGTGCGGGTCGTGCCAGAGCACGCCGTCGCGGTAGAGCACCTGGTGCATCACGCCGCGCGGCGACGGGCCCGCGACGAGCACGACCTCGCCGGCCTCGGCGTCGGTGACCTGCTCGAGCTCCACGAGCCACAGGCCCTGTCCGGCGAAGAAGCCGAGCATCATGGCGAACCAGCTGTGCCCGGTGCTGACCTCTTCCTTCACGCCGTCGGAGTCACCGAACGCGATGCCGTACTCGATGAAGTGCGGCACCGTGTCCAGCGGTAGGCCGACGATCGTGGCGACGCAGGCTGCGACGCAGTTGCCCTTCTTCTTCGGGTCACCGACGAAGATCGTCTGGTCGACGCGGCGCATCACCAGTCACCCCGGCAGAACGCGATCGCCTCGACACCGTTGTCGGCGCCGTCCAGGGCTGCGTCGAGCGCGGCGCCGATCGCGAGCGCATTGGTGGTGTACTCCGGATCCCCACCGTTGACACGGATGATCGCGCCTCCGGGGAGGCCGTCGACGTTGCCCGGTGCGCCGTCGCGCATCGTCCAGCAGCCGTGGTCGGCCATCAGCTGGGCGGCGGTAGGCCGCCGACTGCCATAAGTATGCATATCTATGGCAGTCAGGCGCTGGCCCTCGCCCAGAGGCGCCGCCGGCGGCGTGGCCGAGTCATCGACGACCTCGCCGATCAGCCAGAACCCGAACGCGAGGATCGCCAGGGCCACGGCCGCAGCGATGACGTGGTCGCGGAGCTCGTTGGTCTTCTTGGTGGTCATCGCTGGTCACCGTCCGGGCGCACCTCGGTGTGCTCGTCGCGCTGGTCGTGCCGCTCGACGGCGAAGATCCACCGCAGGCGGTAGCCGGCCGGGGCGTAGTGATCGATGACGACCCGGTCGGGCTCGAAGGTGAACTGCACGTACGTGTGTGGGCGGCCGGCGCGGCCCTCTGCCTGCGTCTTGGCCTTGGTGTTGACGCCCATCGAGAGGCGTGGCGTCGCCCATCCGATGCTCGACCAGAGCTCGTCGCTGCGGTCGACGACCGGGTTGGTCAGCCACTGGCTCGGGTAGACCTCGATGGACGAGAAGTCGTCCTTGAGCTCGTGGTAGGAGTTGCAGACGACCATCGTGAAGTAGTGGTCAGCGAGCACCTCCAGCATCCGCGCGACGATCTCGCCGCGGGTATCCAGGCAGAGCATCGCGTGCCAGTAGGGGCGGCGTGCGACCTCGGTGCTCATGCCGCACCGGCCTTCCGGCCCGAGCGCTTCTTCGGCTGTGGCTTCTCGGCGAAGAAGTCGCTCCAGTTCTCGTGCGCCTCGCCCGGCTCGGCGACAAGCCGACGCGGCATCAGGAGGCCAATGAAGCCCTCGTCGTCGGTGACCACGAGCGGCTTGGCGGGACCGCCGAGCACCACGCGCAGGGTGTCCCCGCCGGCCGCCTTGAAGTCGGCCATGAACGAGGGGTTGATACCCACCGTTGAGGAGCGGGCGTCGTCGGGTGTCTCCAGCGCCTCCCTGAAGGGCTTGCGGATGCCCGGGAAGCCGGCCGGGTCGATGAGGGTGTGAGTGAAACGGCCGGAATCGAAGAGGTCAAACAGGCCGACAGCCTCAGCGGTGAGGCGCTCGACGCCGGACTCGTCGGACTCAATCGTCAGTGTGATCGTGGCCGACGGTGCCCCGCGGCTGGGCTTGAACATCGCCAGCAGCGACTTGATCGCCCGCATCGGGACCAGGGCCCGGAACTCAGGCCACTCGGTGGTCGGGTCGTCGTCAGTCGCGTGCTTCTCGATCCGCTTGATCCCGGCGCGGAACCGGTCGGTTGTCGTGGCGGAGAGCCACTTCCCGTCGGCCTCGATGAGCACCGCGCAGATCGCGGGCATCATGTCGTCCTTGCAGGCCATAGGCAGCACGGGGCTGACCAATGCACGGAACTCCTTGGCGTCGATCGTCAGGGTCGTCATGAGGTCTTCTTCCCGTTCTTCTTCGCGGTCTGCGCCGCCTTCTTGGCGGCCTTCGGGCGCAGCCCGAGCGCGCGGAACTTCTCTTCGAGGGCGGTGAGCTTCACTGGATTGCCTGTCTCCTCAGGACTCGGCTCCAGGTCGCCTGGGCCTTAGCGGGGATGGGTTCGGGAGCGGTCCCCGAGGGCAGCACCACCACGCCGGGCACCAGGTCGGGCTTGGGCGGGTGGATGCGGGCCGCGGCGACGTAGTCGGCGACGTACGGCGAGCCGTGGTGGATCAGCGCAGCCACGGCCATCTGGTCGACGGGTGCGAGACCGGGGATCACTGGCCGACTCCCTCGAGGTGGCAGCTCCAGACGCCCGGCGCGATCTCGGTCCAGTCGGCCGAGTCGACGTCGCTGGGGGTCTGTGCGACGAAGAGGGTCGCGGCCATCTTGGACGGGACGGGCAGGCGGCGAACCCCGCAGCCGATGCACATGTCGCGCTCGTCGCCGTCTGGAGTGCGGGCCGGGATCCAGTCGTGCTCGTGCGGTGGGCGAGTGGGCAGCGGCGGAAGGGGCGGCGGCGCGACCGGGGCGAACCCGAGGATCCCGGCGCGGTCGTGGTCGGCGCGGCGAAGCAGGCTCCTGAAGGCGACCACGCCGAGCACGACGGCGCCGAAGACGCCGAGCGCGAGGATCTGCTCGAGGCTCCAGCCCCGCAGCAGGAAGTAGTTGAAGAACATCATCGGGTGCTCCTGACGAGGTGAAGGACGCGGCGGACGGCGGCGACGGACACGAACCCGTTGCTGTCCTGGGGCATGTGCCGGATCTGGTCGTCGAGCCGGTCGAGGACGTCGGTGACGGCCTCCTGGCACGGCTCGGGCGCGGTGTGGAGGTCCATCACTGGGCCTCCAGCCGGTCGATCTCGCGCTGGGCCTCGCCCCGCTGGGCGAGGTAGGTCGCGTACAGCGGGGTACCGAAGTGGATCCCCATCTGACGCTCGGCCTCCGCGACGTCCTCACGGAGCTCAGCCACCCGATCGGCCGCGGTCGGCGTGTGGCGCATGGTCGTCATCGGGCCACCGCCGACGTGCCGTAGTGGCGTTCCCACACAGCCGGGTGGTGGCGGCGGAGCGCGACCTGGGAGACCTCGTGGGCGTGCTGGACCTGGCGCTGACTCCGGTCGCGGAGTTCGCCGGCTTCCTCGAACCCGCCAAGCAGGCGTGTGACGTACCGGTCCGAGAGGTCGAACTTTCGCCGCGGGTAGGTGCGGCGGTGATAGACCAGCTCGTCGGCGAGACGCTTCGCGTAGTGGGTGGCGTCGTCGTCGGCCTTGTCTCGCGCCGCGACGACCTTCTCCCAGGCGGCGTGAGCGACCTTGTGCGAGACGAGCTCGGGTTCGTCGAAGATGGTGATCACCGGGAACCGGCCTTGCGGCTGACCCGGCGAGCGGCCCGAGACGCCTTGTTGGCGCGACGGCGGACGTCCTTAACGGCCGGCGAGACGGTGCCCTCGTAGATGTGCTTGCCGGTGGCGGCGAGCGCGAGGAGCATCTTGGTGCTCGGCGACTCGGCCTTCGACACGTCCAGCGGCGTGACGTTCTCGGAGAGACGGACCTTCATGAGATGATGCCTTTCGTCTGGGCGCCCCGCCCATCGGCGTCCAATGCCGGGTGGGGCGCTCTTCTTTGTGCTTCTGAAGTGGTGGCCGGGGGTTATCGCTAGGGCCATGTCCACGGCGGCCCCCGGCGTCTAGGTCGGCCGTCCTCCCCCGAGAGACGGAGGACGGCCGAAGATCAGGCGGGGAGCCAGCGGTAGACCCGCGTCGGCTTGCCCCGGTTGCGCTGCACGAGGTCGTCGGAGGGGTGCCAGCCCTCAGCGCGGATCAGGCCCTCGCGTATGGCACGGCAGTAGAAGGCGCCGATCCGATTCGGCTTGACCTCGCCTCGGAGCAGAGGCCGCACAACGTTCTGGTCGATCAGGCCCGTCGCCAGGGCAACCTCACGCAGTGTCTTGCGGAAGTGCTCCCATTCGTGGACCTCCTGCGGGGTCGCCGGGTTCTCCTCGGCGATCAGCAGCAGGCGGGCCGCGGTGCTGGGGTCAACGGACTCGAATCGGGGGGACTTCTCCGGCCGCGGAGCAAGCGGGGTCTCGGTACCGCCGCTGTGCTCGAACACGGCCGGAGAAGCGGGGTCCTCCGACGCCGGCGCCCCCACCGGGTCGACGTCGAAGGAGTCTGGTTCCGCCTCGCCCTGGGGGAGGGAGCGTGCAGGCGAGGCGGAAGTCTTGGATGCCGCCTTGGCGGCGTATTCGAGCTGCGTGTCGTCGGCGAGCCCGAGGACCGTGGCGGTCGCTTCGGTGCTCATGCGTTGGCCCACGTCTCGATCCAGGAGCGGAGCTCGGCGATCCGGTAGTAGTCCGGCCCACCGCGCGTGGCGCGCTTCTTGGGGTTGAGCTTCCCTGCAGCCTTGGCCCGCTTGATCGTGGACGCCGAGCAGCCGACCCAGGCCGCGGCCTCTTCGGTCGTCAGCCACTCCCTGGGCGGGAGCGTGGTCACGTCAGCGGGCCGGCTCATGCCGCGACCCCGCGGACGAGCTCAGCGACGTCGACCTTGAGCGCTGTGGCGATCGCGTCCAGTTCGTCGACGGTGAAGGAGGCCCCGCCGCCGAGCTTGCGGAGCAGCGTCGACTTGGGGATCAGGGTCTTCTGTGCGAGTCCGTAGGTGGTTTCGTCTGCGACCTCCATGGCCGCGTGGATTCGGTCGGCAACCTGCTGCCGGACTGGGTTCATGCGGACCAGATTACGCACGTTCTGAACCCATGTCTAGGTCCATTTGGACCCAGTTACGCAACCCATCAGACGGGCTACACGCGAATAATCGCGCATAGTCAGAACGGGTGGTTGACGGGGAGACTGTTGGCCGGGGTCTTACGTCAACGGGCTAACCGTGGTTGGATGGACCCAATAATGGGTCCGTTTGGACACAACACCGGAAGGGCAGACACCCATGACGATGAGCCTCAACGAGGCGCTGGCGGAGATCATCCGCGAGCGCATCGATTCGCGGGGCATGACCATGGCGAGCCTCGCCAGGGTCTCGGGGGTCAGTCGCGAGTCGCTTCGGAACTACATCCAGCGCGGTAAGCGCACGATGCCTGTCGATGTGCTTGCCCAGGTCGCGCCGGCGCTCGGCCTGACGACGTACGACCTCGTGCGCCTGGCCCAGGAACTGCGGGACTCTGAGCCGGAAGACCCTCCCGGCGAGGCCGTGTAGTGGGTCTACACGTAGCCCGGTCGAACCAGCGCGCCTAGGGCCATCGGTCCCTTACTGGCGAGTCAGTACCCAATTCGTAGGACAAGAAGTAGATCAGCGGGCGATCCTATAAGTGAAGGCGTGCTTGCGCCTTCAAAGAAACGCACCCTTAAGGAAAGCCCGTGTTGCTCGCCCACCACATCACTATCGACCACGCCCTGCCGCTGCTGATCATCTCGACCGGCATCGCTCTCGTCGTGGCCGATAGGCGGGCTCGGGACCGCAACACCGAGAGGTCAGCGCAGCGAGAGCACGCCGCCTACGAGCTCGGCCTTCGGGTCGCGCGCGACAGGACGCCGATCACCGTCTGACTCACGCCGAAGAGCCCCCGCCCGATCAGGGCGGGGGCTCTTCTGTCTTCGGGGATCTACGCCGGCAGAGCGAGCTGCGCGGCGACGTTCTCCAGCGCGGCAGCCAGGGGCGCGGTCGGGGTGCGGTGGATGTAGGTGGCCACGAGCTTGTTCTGTCCGAGGATGGCCGCGATCGTCTCGGGGGCAACGCCGGCGTCGGCGAGGAGGGTAGCGGTGGTGTGCCTGGTCTCGTGCGGGGTGTAGTGCCGCCCGGTGGGATGGCGCACGCCGGCCGCTTCCTGCAGCTCTTGCCACTCGAGGTCGTCGGCCTTCTGGAAGTCGCCGATCTCGCGCGGCCACACCAGCCCCGCATCGTTCTCCGGGGCCTTCTCGCGCCAGGAGAGCAGCGAGGAGCGCATCCACGGTGTCATGGGAACGACGCGCCAGCCGGCCGAGGTCTTGGGCCGCACGAGGTGCCAGCGGCCGCGGACCTGGATCGACTCGTGCCCGTCGGGGACGCGGAACCCGGAGGTCGTGTCGTAGCGGATGCGATACGGCAGTGGCTGGATCTGCCAGGAGATCTCGATCAGGTTGCGCTCGAAGTCGATGGCGGACCATGTGAGGCCTCGGCGCTCGGCGGGTCGCAGACCCTGCAGGAAGGCGGCCACCCACCGTGACCCGGCGGCTTGGTCAGCGGCGATCTTCAGCATCTTCACGGCGTCGTCGACTGGGATGTCCGCCTTGTCGTTGGCGTTGGGCTTCGGTGCGACCACCTCGACGACGCGAGACTGCACGGCGTACCCCTCGGCGCGCGCTGCCTTGAGCAGCTGCAGGAGGACAGAGTGGGTGCGGGTGATGGTGGAGGTCTTCCGGCCGGCGGCGCGCTGCTTGTTGCCGACAGCACGTACGTCGGCCGGTGTGAGGTCAGCCAGGCGCTTGTGCCCGATGGTCGGCACGATCCACACCTTCACCGAGGAGAGGGCGTTGTTGTGCGTGCTGGGCGCCTCGGTGCGCTCGACGAGCTCGAGCCAGGTCTTCGACCACGCCTTCACGGTGGTCTTCGGGTCGATGGCTGCGGCGCCGTCGGCGAACTGAGCCATCCGCTTGCGGAGCTTCACCTTGACCTCGGCCGCGTCTTTCCCCGTGACGGTGGGCCGACGCCTGTTCCCGGACTTCGTATATCCAGCCTCGAAGGAGCCCATCCACCGGCCCTTGCATTTGTGCTTGGGCCGGTACTTCTTGTTGTCGTCTCCGACCACCATCGGCGGACAACCTGCCGCCGGTTCGCACTTCTGAAAGACGGACCCCGTGTTGTAGTCGCGCCTGTTCTTCTCTCCACTCCCCATGTCAGCCATGGTGCACCCCAGTCAGCCAAGTTGTCAGCCATTCCTTGGTTTCGGTTGACTTCACAGGGTGACCACTTGACCCCAAACCACCGAGTCGCGGAATACAAGAAACCCCCGCCCGACCTGCCCATATTGGGTGGTCAAGCGGGGGTTTTGGTGGAGCCGCCTGTCGGAATCGAACCGACGACCTTCTCATTACGAGGGGTTAGGAATTCACGCTCACAACCAGCGGAAATAGGCGGTTTGTCAGCCTTGTTGTCAGCCTTCTTGGTCAGTCTTTCTGGATGAGCTTCCAGATGCCCTTGACCAGCTTCCACTCGCCGTCACCGGTCCCCCGCGTCTTCCGCTGGGCGTTGTGCTTGTCGCGGCCGGACAGCGGATTGATCTTCGGGCCCGGCTTCGGACCGCCCGACCTCTTCTTAGGCAAGGTCGTTCCCCCCTCCCTGCAGGCATGGGGCACCGAGCGCCCGGGTTGTCACTCACCGGCCGATGCCGGAGGTGGAGCCGAGGCGCGTTAGAGCGCCGTGTCAGGAACGGGTGGTGCTGGGCTGCCGCATGGTGTGCGCGATCGCGAGACACCGGTCAGCCGCGTCGGCGCCGGTGAGCGCGACGGAGGTGAGGGCTTCTGCCCATCGTTCGTACTGGGCGACCTCGACGGGGTCGACGATCTCCAGCTCGCCGGCCGTCGTCTCGATCGTGACGACCTGGTCGCGCTGAGCCCAGCCGTGCCCGACGAGCACGGGAAACTCCTCAATCGGGATCACCCCGATCGTGGCCTTGGCCCGCATTGCCAGGCCAGCGAGGTGCTCCAGCTGGGCGCGCATCACAGCCGGGCCGCCGATGCGTGGGTGCAGGGCGGCCTCGGAGACCAGGACGGTGATGTCTCGGTCGGGCTCGTACAGGATCGCGCCGCGCCGCATCCGGGCGGCGATCATCCGTGAGACGTCGTCGTCGCTCGCGCCGTGCTCGGTCGGGCCGCCGATCAGTTCCAGGAGCGCGGTCGCGTAGTCGGCGGTCTGGCACATGCCTGGGATCGAGGTGGGGTGGAAGTCGAAGACCTTGGCGGCGGCATTCTCCGCTGCTGCGTAGGCGCGCTGCAGCGCGGCCGGGCCGTCGTCTTCGCCGAAGGCGTCTCGGAACACCGAGTATTCCCAGGAGGCGCGTTCCTGGATCACGAGGAGGCGGTCGGGGTCGGCGCCGACGGCATTGGCCCAGGCACGGATCTCGCTGTCTGTCGGCATCTGCCGCCCGGCCTCGATTTTGGAGATCTTCGGCTGCGACCACGGCTGGCCGGGCTGGTTCAGCTGCGCAGCGAGGGCCACGCCGGTGATCCCGGCCTCTCGCCGCGCAGTCCTGAGCGCTTCTCCGAGCGCCTCTCGTGCTCGCCGTGTCGCGCTACCCACCCGTGGGTTCCTCCCCTGGTTGCCTGTCCCCCGTTATTCGTTCCTGCTTTGCAGATTATGCGTCGCGACGCAGGTAGTCGGTCAAAGGCACGGCGAGGGCGAGTGCCGTGTCGCGCCAGCGCCGGTAGTTCTCGATGGTCTCGGGGTCCTCGACGTACGTTGCCCTGAGCCATCCGCCGGCTCCGTCGTACTCCATTGTCCACGCGCCGCCAGATGGCTGCCCGTCGTCGATGAGCCAGTAGTCGGTGCCGAGTGGCGGAAGTCCCTCGGGCCAGTCACCGGCGAGAACGGGGATGATGCGGATGTCCTCGCCGGCGGCTTGGTTGCGGAGGTATCCGGCGATCTCGTAGCGCATGTAATCGCTGAGGGGCTCCTCGACCACATGGACGCGGCGCAGCGATCGGCCCGCGGCGACGTGTCGGCGGATCATGGCCTGCCACTCCTCGTCGCCGGGAGAGTCGAGCCGGCCGGTGCGGAGGAACTCCTCGTACTCGTCACGCTCCTCCGCGACCGCGTAGGCCTGTAGCGTCTCCAGGCGGAACCACGAGTGGGTCAGGGCGGGGAATGCAGATCCGAGATCCCCCACGCCGATCAGACCTTGGCCTCGAGTAGGCGTGCGGCCTCGAGGATCACGTCCACCGGGATGGTGACGGCGTCCTCGTGGTCAGGAAGCCCTGCGCCGAGTTCGGCGCGAGTGGCGTCGTCGAGCTTGATGCCCTGGACGACCAGGACCGCCGGGTCATCCGTGGTGTGCACCGAGGGGCAGCTGCCGTTCTGGCAACCGCCCTCGACCGCGATACGTGTGAGAGCCATTCCGAGTGCCTCCATCGTGTACGCCGTCCCGTTCTGGGTGGCCTTGGGGCATCAATAATGCTCGCCCTCACGAAACATGCGCAAGCATCCCTCTTACATTCACGTTGATAATATGATCCACTGTTAGAACCCGGGGCGCCGCCGCCTGGTTCGGCTGGCGTCCTGGGCTCCAACACTTCGACCATTCGCGACGGAGCAAACATGACCTCCGCAGCACCCGAACTTCGACGACCGGGTCGGCCCCGCCATACCCCGCGTCCACTCGCCAGCGCCACCCCCCGTGAGCAGATCCTCGACGCGGCCGCCCAGCTGTTCACCGGCCAGGGATTCGCTGCGACGTCGACGCGCGAGATCGCCGACAAGGTGGGGATCCGGCAGGCGTCGCTCTACTACCACTTCGCAGGCAAGGACGACATCCTCGGCGAGCTCCTGGAGAAGACCGTCCGGCCCACGCTCGACAGCCTCGACGAGCTCGCCACGATCTCGACCCCCGAGGCCCGGCTCTACACGCTCGCACTCCGCGACGCCCGCGTACTCGCCGAGCTGGAGCACAACATTGGCATGCTGCCCACTCACCCTGACGTCACCAAGGCTGGCGACGCGTGCCGGGAGTACGAACTGGCCCGCCAGCAGCTCCGCAGGGCGTACGGCGCGCTAGCGATCGCGATCGCGTCCGATGCTGTGATCTCCACGATCAGCCAGGAGCAGCTCGGCTGGATCATCATCCAGCAGGTCGAGGGCGTGGTTAGCACGCGAGCCGAGCACGACGTCGTCACCGACGTCGAACTGCACGCTGTGGCCGCCACCTGCCTCCGCATCTGCGGGGTTCCCGAGGACCGCGCCCAGGCTGCTGCTCGAACATGTGTTCTATGATCGGTGAGTGACGACCTGGCACCCGATCGAGCCGCGTCTCGTCTGGATCTTGCGACCCGGAGTCACACCCATGCCTGCGTGGCCGGGCATCCTGCTCGGTTGGGAGCGAGTCGATGGCAAGCCGCAGTGGCTCTCGTGGAAGGGTCTGGTGTCGTACGTGAAGCGCGGCGACCATGCCCCGGAGCTGGGCTGGTTCTATCCCAGCGACCTGCGCAAGGTCGCCGAGGAGCCGCCGATCTGCGGCGGTGGGAGCTACCCCGAACCAGGGCCGTGGTCACTCAAGGACTCCGCTAGTTCGTAGCCACCGTCCAGCCCTTGGCAATCAGGTTGTTCTTCGCCGTGATGCCAGCACCGGTCGGCGCCGCGGGCACCCCAGTGGAGGCGATGCCGGTGTCGATACGGACCTCGCCGACCGCGGGGCCGTCTTCGTCGAGCTTGATGAGGATCCCGTTGACGGCGGCCTCGTTCCAGCTGTTGCCGTAGCCGATCCACGAGCGGAGCGTTGCCGGGATGTTGGCGGTGTCGATCGTCGTCTGTCCTGTGTTCCAGTCCCATCTCTCTTCGAGCACGGGCTGCTTGGACAGAGGGATCTGGTTGACCACGGTCTGATCGCGCACGCAGTAGTGGTACTCCGCGGCCATGGTCCCGGTGATGGGCTCCAGGGTGAGGGTCGCGGTGCCGTTGCGCATGACCGCGGCTCGCAGGTCCTTGAGGGTGTCGCTCACCGGGTTGAGGTCGAGGTAGGCGAGACGGCACGACTCCAGGCAGAGCCGGATCAGCGAGTTGCAGCCGGTCAGGTCGACGGCGGAGAGGTCGGAGTGGAAGCACTCGATGTGCTCGAGGTCGGCCATCCCGGAGAAGTCGATCGATGCCAGGACCGAGTGGGCGGCCATGAACGAGGTGAGCCCGGTCAGCAGCGAGAGGTTCGAGATGGAGACGACAGGCTGAGGTGCCCAGTTGTACGTGGCGCCGGGACCGTAGAGGCCGGGGTCGTCGAGGTTGTTGTAGCCGAGGTTGAGGATGCCGATCTGGTCGAAAGCAGGCTCGCCGTTGTCGAGGACGTAGAGCCGCATCTCACGCTCGGCGTAGACCCCGAAGTCGATGACCGGCTTGTCGCCAGTGGCGAAGACTTTGCCATCCTCGAGCGTCCACAAACACTGCGCGGTGGAGCCAGGCACCCGCTCGATCCACGGCCGGAACGAGGGCGCCTCCATCTGGAAGGCGACGTGGTCCCCGGTCATGGTGGGCTGGTAGATCCACTCGCCGTTGAGGTATCCGGCGGTGACGATCTGACCGCCGATGCGCAGGTTTCCGACGACGCCGCCCTTGAGCAGTGTCCCTCTGGCCAGTGGCGGCGGAAGAGGGTCGGTGCCGATGGTGACCGAGGAGACGGTGAACGTGCCAGAGGTCGCGCCGGAGCCGTAGATGAACATCTGGTCGGGCTCGAAGATTGCGTCGGTCTCGCCGACCTTCAGCCAGGACCGGCCGTCTTCGTCCTCGGAGAACATGAAGACGTACCGGTCATCGTCGGTGCGGTCGACGCGCAGGTAGCGGGGCGCGGTGATGCCCGCGAGGTTGACGTCGCCGTCCGAGCTGGGCCGGATGACGATGTCCGAGAGCGGGTCCGCCGGCGCCCATGTCTCGTAGCAGGGGTGCCCGGTCCAGTTGAACGCGACCTGCGCCCACTCGGTGTTGCCGCGGGTGACGCCGAAGCGCGCGATGCGGTTGGTCACGCCGCCGGGGGTCCAGATGCACTCGATCTCGACCGAGCGCCAGTCTGCGGGCAGGTCGCGCCACAGGACGTTCTGCGCCGGGGTCTGTGCGGTTGACGTGACGGCGAGGCCGACGCCTTGAGAGGCGTAGGTGTTGGCGCCCGTCGATGTGCCGCCGAACTCCCAGCCATCCGCCTCGAGCTCGGTCTGGTTGCCGTAGGCGGACATGTCCCAGGTTCCCGCGGTGCCGGTGAGGGTGGGCGGGGTCACGGTGACGGTGCACTCGACGTCGACGCCATAGTTCGTGGTCTGCGAGTTCGTCGGGGCGGCCAGGGTCGTGGAGGTGTTGAAGCTGCCCGCGCTGGCGGGGAAGGTGAGTCCGTTGGTCGAGCGCGCCGAGGTGTGGGCGCCGCTGACGGCGGAGAACCAGCGGCCGTTGGGCATCTTCACGACGGCCATGTAGGTCTGCCCGATGGTCAGCGCGACAGGCGTGGTCAGCTGGATCCGGTTCCATCCACGGGTGAGCGTCACGCCGGTGACGGTGCCGAGGAAGGTGCCGCTGGAGTTGGCGATGCCGACGTCGACGCTGCTCATCGCGGTCCCCGAGCCGGTGGCGTTGAGCGCGCCCCACTGCACCCAGATCGCGACGGCGGAGGCAGCCACGGTCGGCGTGAAGCGGGTACCGAAGTTGTACGGCTGGGACGCGTCACCGCTGCTGCCTGCGACAGGCAGGAGGGACGTCTCGGAGAAGAGGCGGGCCTTCACGAGAGCACCAGGAACGTGACGTCCGGGTAGGTCGTCTCCGGGTCGGTCAGCGCGTCGTAGTTGGCCGAGCTGATGCCGACGATGTTCGGGAGCGCGAACGCGCCGGGGATACCGGACACGTTCGTGACGACCCCGCCGAGGTCGGCGGCGGTCTTGTTGCCCGCCATGGCCGTGCTGCCCGTTGTGCCGATGGCCAGGTTCGAGGTGCCGGCGCCGATCGCGCCGCGCGCGGTGGTCGCGTCGGCGCCGGCCGCGATGACCGCGGGCTTGGAGGTGATGTCCGACCACGCGGGGACGTAGGAGTCTGGGCGGGCGCCGACGTCGGCCGCGTCCAGCTCGACGACACCGGTCTGTCCGTTGACCGAGTCGACCGCGCCGCCCCCGCCTCCGCCGGCCGCGTTGATGGTGAGCGTGTTGGCGACGTCGTTGTAGGCGAGGGAGACGTTCGTGCCCGCGATGAGCAGCCCGTTGACGCGGTCGTCGACGGCCTCGGAGAAGTCGGTGACGTTGGCGGCGGTGTGCGTGTGGCTGGCCGCGGCCTTGCCGTTGAGTTCGGTCTGCAGGTCGGTCTGGGACGCCAGGGTGCCGGTGATGCTGCCCCAGGTACCGCCGCCCCCGCCACCGCCGGCGGGCGGGTCGACCCACTCGGTGTCGTAATCGGCCGAGGAGTTCTTGGCGAGGAACTGGCCGGTCGTGCCGCCGGTCGGGATGCCCTGGACCAGGATCGCGCCGCCGCCCTGCTCGGCGGGGGACACCAGGGTCAGGTCGATGGTGGTGCCCTGGGGGACGTCGATGAAGAAGCTCGGGACCTCGATGCCGTACCCGAATTCGTGGGTGACCTTGTAGTTCCAGGTGTTGTGCGGGTTGAGCTGCGGGTCGTCGGTCGCCGCAAGTGCTACGGAGAACGCGCCGTTGGAGTCGAGGGCGGCGTTCACCTCTTCGGGAACGAGCGTGACGGGGCCGGGGTCGTCGGCGGTGGCGTCGAGCGCCTTGATCAGCGTCGGGGCGAACGTGACGGTCCCCTGCATCGGGGTGCCGTCCTTCAGACTGATGAACCGGCCAATGACTGTTCCGGTCTGGACGTTGTCGGGCAGCGGCATGGCAGGCTCCTTGGTTGGTCAGTCAACTAGTGACAGGTGGTCTGGACCGGGTGGCGGAGGTGGCGCGCCATGTGACCCGAGGGGATGCCACGTGGCGCGCCACGAGTGGGGCGGGTGTCAAACCTCAGGTCAGAAGGGCTCGGAGCCACCCTTGGGCTCGGCGCCGAGGCCGAACTTCGTGAGCAGCTCGTTCACGGCGGGGATCGCCATCACGCGGGTGATTCCGCCAGCTACCGCGATGGTGGCTGCCACGACGGGAGCCGTCTGGTCGACGCCGGCGGCCTGGACGATGAGGCCCCAGACGGCGGCGATGGACACGATGGTGGCGATGACGGTGCGGACCGTCGCGCGCCAGGGGTAGGTGGTCTGGCTGGTGGACATGGGTGTCTCCTCAGTGGTCGTCGAAGTGGAACCACGCGACGATGGCCGTCGCGATGATCAGGACCCTGCGCAGCCAGCGAGGGATCTTGCGGACGTAGCGGGTGTAGGGCATCCCGAGTTCTCCCCGCCGCAGTTCGGCGAGCTCGAAGGCCAGCCACGGCAGGTGGGCCGCGGCGGCGAACACGTCCCGGCGGGTCATGCCGACCATTCCGGGAGGTCGACGGTCTGGCCGGCGAGGTCGTGGGTGCAGTCGCCGAGGAACTGGATCCGGCCGTCGGTCACGAACGAGTGGCAGACGCGACGCACCATCGTCTGCTCCCATGGCTCACGCTTCCACTGCTCGTAGTTCGCGGACGTGACAGGGGGATCGGCGTAGTTGCCGCTCATGAGCACCGAGGGCGAGAAGGTGGGACGCTCGAGATCACCGTTCCAGGACCACCCATCTGGGGCGTCGACAGTCACCCAGTGGACGTCGTCACAGCCTGGGCAGCGGAACGTGACCCGGCGCCCGGGCGCGGTGCCGTTGTCGGCGAGGGAGGCGCGCATCAGGCCGCCTCGAAGGTCCAGATCTTCATGGGGTGGTCGGAGCGGCCCAGGTTGCCGAGGTTCTTGCTCCCGACCTTCTTGCAGCCCTTGAAGAGGGCGCGGTCCAGGCCGCCGCCGTCGATGTTCGCACCGGCGGGCGCGGCGACCTTGGCGGTCAGGCCGTCGGCCAGGCTGTTCCAGTCGCCGACCTCGATCGCGGGGCCGAGCAGGCCCATGCGTCGCAGCCACGAGATCGCGGCAAGGCGGGTCTCCTCGACGGGCTTCGTGCCGAACGGCACGTGCCAGGTGCTGACGCGCCAAGTCTTCCCGCCCTTGCTGACGGTGACGTAGCGGTGCACCCGCGGGTCGTGGCGAACGCCCAGCTTCGGGCCGAGCCAGGACAGCAGCATGGCGATCGGGCCCTTGGCCTTCAGGGTGACGCCGTCGCGGATGAGGATGGCCTGGGCGCGGTTCTCCGAGGTCGTCGAGTAGCCCTTGTAGGCGTGGTAGACCTCGCTGTAGCCGGGGATGCCCTGGAGGTCGATGCGGTAGGTCTCCTGCAGGCAGAAGACGTCCGGCTTCTCGTCGCCGAGTTTCTTGGTCAGCGCGGCGCGGTCAAGCACCTCGTCGCGCTTGTTCTCCACGTTCCAGGTCCCCACCGACAGCCGTGCCTTCACCGGGGGCGGTGTCGGGACGGGGGTGCGGCGCAGGTCGAAGGCCTGCTTCCTGATCGCACCCATCCGGTCGCGGGTGGGGTCGCAGGGGCAGTCCTTCCATGCGACCAGCGAGTGTGGCACGTAGTCGAAGTGCGTGGTGATGGCCTTCTCGTCCATCATCGCGGCCAGCAGGCCGGCGATCGACCGGGCGGCCTTCGCGGAGAGCTTGTCGCCGGGCATGCCGACGACCGCGATCGCGCGGGCCGCATAGTTCTGGTCGTAGGAGAAGTTGGGCACGTCCTTGTCGTTGACCGTGTGGGTGCCCTTGGCGTCGAGCGGCTGGCCCTCGGCGACGTCGCCGGTGGTCATGTCGACGAGCCAGTTGTAGGAGCAGCCCGAACCGAAGCGCTCGTAGCCGATGCGCTCGACGGTGCGGACGTCGGTGAAGAAGTGGCCCGTCAGGTCGCCGTGGTCGAGGGTGACCGTGATGTGCTGCCACACCGTGTCGGCGGGCTGCAGGGCGGGCTTCGTGCGGCGCCGGGTCTCGTAGACCGAGGGGTACCGGCTGCCCCACTGGGACCGGTCGTAGACCCTCAGGCCGTAGCGGTTGCGTGCTCGCGCGATGACGCGCTGGTTGATGGTGGACATGCTGCCTCCAGGGATGCTCGGGATGCAGGTCGACCCCCGCGCGCGCATCCCGGTGGCGCGGGGGTCGAGATCAGAAGCTCTCGCGGCAGTCGCAGGTGGAGCTGCAGACGACGAGCGGGTGGGTGGTGTGGCCGCAGTGGCCGCAGGGCCGGTCGTGACTCAGGCCGCCCGGACGGTCGTGGTCGTCGGGGCTGGCGTCCATCGGGCCCTACTGGCTCTCGGACTGTCCGAGGACGTGGTCCATCAGCCGGGTCACCATCGCGTCGGTCACGTTCGTGTGCTCATCGCGCCAGGCTTCCAGCGCACGCACTCGATCGCGTTCGTCGTCGGCGCTACGGACGGCGGCCTCGAGGCTGGAGACGCGCGCCTGAATGGATGGCACGGCCGGCTCGATGACGGCACCGGAGAAGTCGGTCACCTCAGGCTTGCCGAGCACGCCCTCGCCGATGACGTCGAGGCGCCGGACGATCCGTCGAAAGGCCAGCACGCCGGCGGTGATGGTCAGCGCTGCGCCGACGACGGCGCCGATCCAGATCAAGGTTTGGGAGATCTCAGGCATGGATGGGCCTCTCGTTCGGGCCCCGCCGGATCACCGACAGGGTCGTGGGTGATCAGGTCGCGCAGGCGACCCAGCGGGCGGTGTTCTGCCCTGAGATGACGGCCCCGCCGGACCAGTTGCTGGCCGACCAGTCGAACCCGGTCGTCGAGATGGCGGTGACCGCGATGGTGACGCGGGAGGAGGTGGGGGTGACGGTGACGTCGGGCTCGGCGGCGAAGGCCACGGGGAAGGTGACGGTCCCGGTGGCTGAGGCGTTCGCGGCGAGCAGGCCGTAGTTGAGGGTGCCGCGGCGCTTGGTGGTCGCCGGACTGCCGTTGAAGGGCTTCTTCATGCCGCGACACCGCCTTGCTTCTCGATGATGGATGCCAGGTCGAGGTCGGGTGCGTCCACGGGGGTGCACTCGACGGTGTCCTCGTCGACGTTCCAGACGGTGATGCCGAGCACGACGGACGGAGCGAGTCCGGTGAGGTCGGGCGTCGCCTGGTCGACGAGAGCGGCGCGGTGGCCGGCGCGGACGATGGAAAGATGTGGCCGGCCGATGATCTGGGACCGGGTCAGGGTGAAGCCGCCTACCGTGGCGGCGCCCGTGCTCGAGGACAGGATCCGGTCACAGCGTGCGGTCACCTGGGTCGAGGTGAGAGGCCCGGCTTTGGTGAAGTCGACAGTGACAATCGGTCGCAGGTTGCCGCGGACGGTGGTCGCGTAGACGCCGCTGGAGTTCTTCCAGCGGGCGATGACGGTCCCGGCGGCGCGCTGCCCGGACTGGGGCGGCGCCGGGGTGTTGATCAGCATGTGCGTGACCGCGGTGGGGTCTGCGGCGGCGTCGACGATCCGCTGCTCGTCGACGCCCCAGCGCTTTCCTGCGCCAGCGGCCCACTCGTCGAGCAGCGCGCCGATCGAGTTGACCTCGGCGGTCGCGTCACCGGTGGCGTCGGAGGCGGAGTAGGGGACCGATGAGAGCGAGAAGGGGCGGCGCCACCCGAGCCAGCTGGAGGAAATGCCGCGGTCGATGCCGGCGTTGGGGGTGGTGGTGGTCATGCCGGCGGCGTTGAGCGCGGGGACGCCGTCGCCCTGGCGGACGTAGCCCTGGGCGACGATCTGGCCGGACTCGGGGTCGTACTCCGACAGGGTGCCCGCCCAGCGGTCGCCGCCGACGCTGAGGCGTACCGGTGCCTCGTTGACGATGGCCGGGTGGCGGCGGGAGAGCCGTGGGTCGACCGTGGCCGAGATCTCCCAGTTGCCGCCGGGCCAGCGGTCCTCGACCTTGAGCTGGCCCCAGGGGCCGAGGCTGGAGAGCCAGACGCCGCCGATGTTGAGCTCGGCGTGCATCAGGTGTTTCCGTCGTCGGTCAGGGGAGCTGCGAACATGTCCCATCGCGGGTAGTAGGACGCGGACACCTGCAGTGCGGGGGTTGGGGCGTCGCAGACGACGAAGACGTCGGCACCCTCTGCGGGGTCGAGGCGGTGGTTTCCCCAGATCTGAACGCGGGCCGACTGGTCCCGGATGTTTCCCTCCGGGTAGGCGGTGTAGTACCGCTGCTGCGGGAAGTCGGGAGAGGCGGCGCGGACGGTCACGTTGGCGTAGGTCGCGGAGAACGGCGCGATGTGGGAGAGCTGGCCGTTGACCATGTCGAACAGCCACGCCTCGTCGAGGACCCAGGTTCCGCCGGAGACCCACAGGCGCAGACCTTCGCCGCCCTCGGGGTCGTTGTTCAGGTCGACGGTCGGCATCCGCAGTGTGCCGATCCTGAAGATGCCCGAGGCCGTAGAGCCCGCGGCGATGATCTTGCCGGTCGAGGTGGCCGACTCTCCGAAGAATCCGGTGCCCTCGATGTCGCCGGTCTGCTGGAAGGTGGAGAACGTGTACGCCGAGCCGGAGGTCAGACCGGATCCGGACACCTTGGCGAACAGGGCGTAGGTCGAGTTGACCAGGCCGACGTGCGGCACCAGCCAGGTCGGTGAGGCCGGCTGGCTGGTGGGGACGGTGAACTTCTTGTTCGAGATCGTCGCCCCGTCCGGAGTGCCCGCAGCGACCAGCGACGGGGACAGTGCTGGCATGAAGTTCGGGTTCTCCGGGCCGGTGTAGATCAGCACGTTCGTTCCGACGCCGCCGGCGTTGGCGACCTGCAGCGAGGCCTCGGCCGGCATGGTGCCCTGGACGTCGAGGGAGAACTTCCCCTGCCGGCCAGTACCGATCGGCGGGATGCTGGTGGCCAGGTCGACCTGCGTCACGGTCATGGTGACGGAGCTCGAGGACGCGCTGTCACCCATGGAGTGCAGCGAGAGGCACACCGACGACATCGTGGTCGCCATGGTCGCCCGGAAGTAGGCCTTGAACGATCCGTTCGACCCGTAGGAGAGCACCACCGGTGCGGCGCCGTAGGGCTGCGAGAGCGAACCCGTCGTCGGCATCCGCAGACTCAGCCGGGGGTTGGACGTGGGCGGCGACAGGGTTCCCGTGACGACGATGTAGGGCGATGCCGTCGTGGGGGTGATCGATGCGGTCCGCGCGAGCGGCAGCTCGATGCGCGAGTCGCCGTGGACGTAGCCGGTGACCGAGACCTGGCCGCTGCCAGGCGTCAGCGCGGCCGGGGTCAGCTCGACCGACTGGGAGTTGTACGGGGTGCCGGTCCAGTCGTAGGCCACCGAGGTCGAGGAGGCCGTGTCGCCCCAGAACGAGGAGCCGTCGGGGCCGAGGTAGACCTTCCGAAGCGCCCAGGACCGCTTGTTGCCGTTGGCGTCGAGGAACCGGGCGTAGGGGTGGATGCTCACTGAGACTGCGCCCGCGGGAGGGGTGATCAGTGCGGCGATCTCGCCGTCGACGGTGGTCTCGGAGATGGTGAGATCGGCGCCGATCTGGGTGTTGCTGGTGTTGAACCAGCGGTACAGCACGCCGAAGGAGGCGTTGAAGGTTGACGCCATCCGCAGCCGCAGCCGCAGGGCACCAGTGCCTCGGAGGGGCCACTTCGGCGAGTTCACGTACAGCCGGGAGGCGGTCTCGAAGACCGTCTTCCTGCTGGCGGTGATATGGCCGGTCTCGCCGGTCTGGGTGTTCCACACGATCGTGTCGGTGTTGCTGCCCCGGGTCCAGCCCTCTGCGCGGACGGAGTCGGAGACCAGGCCGTTGGTCACGATGTTGTAGCGCGCCGGCGACCACGCCCGAGACGAGCGACCGGTACGTAGCGGGTCCTGGGTGGACCATGCCGCCGAGGACGAGACGTCATCGACCAGGGTGAACGTCGGTGCCGCGACCTGCTCACCCTGGGTGGAGATCTCCGTGTCGGAGCGGGGGAACGGCTTGCAGGTCAGCGACAGCTCGTAGGTCCGGATGTTGCGGGCCTCGTCGAGGTCCTCTTCGTTGGATCCCTCGTACTGCGGCGTCGGCTTGGTGTGCAGCACGTCGAAGACCGTGGCCGGCGATGCGGCGTCTGCTGCGTTGTAGACGAGTTCGCGGGTGCCGGGGCGACGGAGGACGCGGATGAGGTCACGGGCGCCCTCGGCGAGGCGGGCCGAGTCGGTCGCGCGGATGCTCACGAACACCGTGGCGGGCAGGTTCCCGAAGGAGCCTGTGCTGATCGCCTCGCCGTCGAAGAGCTGCGACTGGATGGAGGTGATGGTCTCCTCGGCGCTGGTCAGCTTCGTGCCGTCTGCGGACACCTCGAAGTAGTACCCCGAGGCCTCCAGCGCGGCCCGGTTATCTGCGACGTCGGAGTGCAGCACCAGGTCGTCGATCCGGAACGAGACACTCATCGATTCCTCGCCCCCTTTCGAGCCGCCGGGCCGGCGCCGTTGTCCTTACGAGACTTCTGCGCCTCGTTGTGCCGCCGGTTCTCTTCGCGCTCGCCGGCGGCGAGCAGCTTTCGAATCTGGGTCAGCTCGCGCGACTGCTTCTGATACTCGGCACGTAGCGCGGCGAACTCCGGAGTCAGCGCGACACCGCCGGCGCTACCTGCGGCGGCGGTCGCCTTCTGGCGGGCGTTGTAGAGCCGCTCGTAGGTCTGGACATCGGACCTCGACGCGGAGGCGTACATGCGGGCGCGGTCGGCATCGCCAGAGGCGATGATCTCCTGCAGCGCGGCACCGTTGAGGCCCTTCTTCTGCAGGGTCGCGATGTCCTTGCGGAACTGGTTTCCCTGCGTCGTCTCCTGGCGGAGTTGGGCGTTGACCGCGCCGATCGAGCCCGCGGCGAACTGCTTCCCGAACGCCGAACCGCCGTTGTCTGCCCACAGGTCGCCGCGCAGGCCTTCGGTGATCCCGGAGCCGATGTCGCGACGCCGGTCGCGGACGTCCTCGAACCGGTCGCGGGCGCGGTCGGTCTGCTTCTCCTGCAGATCGGCGGCGCGATCGAGGCCGCGACTGAACCGCTTGAGGCGCTTCTCGGAGATGTCGTCGAACGACCGGCCCAGCCGGGCCAGCTGCTTGACCGTCATGCCGGCGATCAGGGCGGCCTTCGGGTCACGGTGGCCGGACTGCCACAATGCCGCGGCGACCGGGTCCCGGCGACGACGCCTGGCGGCCGCCCCGACCGACCCGCCGTTGGCGAAAGGTGTGACTGCGGCGCCGAGGCGATCGGCGGCCATCGCAAGGATCTGGAGGTTCCGCTCCCGCTCCGAGGGCTTCCCGGAGATGTAGGCCTCCCAGCCTGTCTCCTTCTCGCCCCACAGGATGTTCGCGCCGCCCGGGATGATCTGCGGAGTGCGGGAGTAGTAGCGGCCATCCATGCCGTAACCGCCATCGGCGAACGCCAGGCGGCCGTTCTCCTGGAACCCGCCGTTGGCGCGCTCGCGGTTGATGGCCGCGGTCTGCTCGACCGTGCGCATCACGGTCGTGATGGTCGTGGTCGCCGTCTTCCCGTCCGCGGCGTTCAGAGCGGCGACGACGGCGGCAATGGGGCCAGAGGCGTTGTCCCTGAGGGACGCGAGAGTTCGCACCTGCCTCGGAGTGAGGTTGTACTTCGCCGTCAGACGCTGGATGTCCGCCTCGGACTTCGGGATGCCGTTGGTGGCAATGTCAGTCCGGAGCCGCTTGGGCAGAGCATTGAACCTGGCCGCGAGGGCCTGGGTCCTGGCGTTGACACCCTCGATGCCTGCCGCCTCGAACGCAGTGCGGACGACGTCGGGAGTCAGACCCATCTGGTTGACGAGCGCCTCAACCTGTCTGCGGCTGAGCCCAGCGGCCTGGCCGGCATTGATCAGGGCCTGCCGCTGCGCGTTCATGGTCGACGCGACGGTGAGGCTGCTCTCTCCCGCGGCAGCCTGAGCGGCGGCGAGGTTGTTGATGTCGGTGACACCTGCGGAGATCGCGGCCCGGTTCTTGATGGCTGCATCCGAGCTGCCGAGCAGCGACTTGTTCGTCCCGTCGACCTTGTCCTTGAGACCGTTGAGCGTCGAGGACATGGCGTCCTGGGCGGCGATGAGGTCCTGCTCGGGCGAGATCAGGCCCTGAAGCGCGGCGGCCAGCGTGTCGGCCGACGCCGCGGTGCCGAGTGCGTCCTTGCCGAGGTTGGCGATCGCGTCGCCGACGGCTTCGGTGCGGCCGGCCGTTGAGTCTGCAACGGACTGCCATGCCGAGATTCGTCCGACCATGACATCGAGGGACCCGTCACCCCGGGCTGCAGCGTTGCCGAGGTCCTCGAAGGTGATGCCGAGGGCGCTCATCGCAGGCTGCGCCTTGGTGGCCAGATCCTGCAGCGCTGTCAGCTTCTGCGCCTGGGTGCCGCCGACGTCGATGTCGAATTCCTCGCCGAGCTTGGCGCCGGCGTCGACCAGGTCGGAGAACTCGGTGCGCGTCTTGGCCAGGCGCTCCTGGAGCTCTTCGAGGTCAGACTTGCCGAAGAGGCCCTCGACCCAGTTCTTGCTGCCCTTCATGTACGCGCCGAGATCCCAGTCGACGTCGCCGTCAGAGACGGACGCGACGTCGGCCTTGAACTGCCTCACGGCCTCGCCAGCGGTCTGCATCTGGCTGCCGATTTCGCCGAAGTTCGCCGAGGCGACCGCGGTGGCGGCGTCGGTAACGGACTTCTCGACCTCGTCGTTGGCCTTGGCGAAGTCGATCGCGAGGCCGATGGCTGCGCCCGCGGCCGCGCCCCAAGGGCCGGCCATGGCGCCTGCCATGGTGAGGAGGGCGGTGTTCGAGAGGCCCATGTCGTCGGCGGCGCCGGAAGCCATGAAGCCGAACGCGGCGATGCCAGGGCCAGCCGAGCGAGCATGCTCCCCGACCGAGGCCAGGTTGGACCTGAGGCGGCCTGTGGCGGCGGTCATCGCGGCCGCGTCGCGCGCCGTCGCCTTGCTGGCCGAAGACCAGCCGCCGGACATCGTCCGCAGGTCCGCGCTGGTCTGTCGTAGCGAAGCGCCCAGCCCGGTGAGCGACGTCTTAGCGCGATCGAGGCTTGGGCCCATGAGCGCGGACGCCTTGTTGAAGACCAGCATCGCGGCCGCGGCGGCGAACAGGGGAGGCCCGAGCGGGGAGCCCGCGATCACGTCGACGACATCCGCGAACGCGGTCAGGGCGGGAAGAACGACCTGGCCCCAGGGCGCGGCGGCTTCGGCCATGCTGAGCATGGCGCTGCCGGTGGAAGCGAGAAAATCGGCCACCTGCGGGCCCGACTCGCGGGCGAAGGCGGCGAAGTCCTGGAAGCCTTCGGTGTTCTCGAGGTTGGCTGCCCACTCGCGGAAGGCGCGGGCGTTCTCGACCAGGCCGTCGCGGTTGCCAGTGAGCTCGGAGAGGGCCTCGGCGAGGTTCGCAGCCCCTGCGACGACGTTGCCGGTGGCGCGGCCGAAGTCCTCGAGCGCCGACGGCCCGTCTGTGCCGATGAGGTCGAAGAACTCCTGCCAGTCGGCGTCGTTGACCAGCGCGTGCGCGCTGGCCTCGCCGAGCCCACCTACGGTGGAGGACAGGTCAGCGACGAAGTTCCGGACGCCTGGCAGCTGCGTCATGAGCTCGTCGAGCCCACTCTCCCAGCCGGGGAAGATCCCCTCGCGGGCGGTCCGCTGCAGGTCCTGCAGCGCAGGGGTCGCTCGGTCGATGGCCATGACGAACGACGCGCCCGCGGGCCCGAGGTCCTCCATGGCCTGCTGGACCTTGGCGAGGTTCTCAGCGGTCGGAGCAAGGCGGTAATCCGACACCGCCGTCACGGCGTCGCCGACGCCATTGAACGCGAGCATCAGAACGCCTGCAGCTCCCGCGGCAGCGCCGAGGCCAGCGGTAAGGGAGACCAGGGCGGGTACGGCGGCCGCGGCGATCGGGAAGGCCGCCGGGCCAATGGCTGCGATCGCAGTGCCCAGGAGAGCCGCCCGACCCGAGAAACGATCGAGGCTTGCCGCGGCAGAGTCCGCCTGCCTGCCGAACCGAACCAGGCCAACGCTGCCCATCGCGTCGAGCGTCGTGCTCGTCCGACCGAGAGCGGCGTTCGCGTTGCCCATCGAGCCCGTGAGCTTGTCCGCGCGCTGCGTCATCGAGGTGAACCGACGACTTGCGGTCGTAGCCCGACCGTCGAGGGCCGCCAGCTCGGCGTTGAGTGCCTGGAGCGGGCCTACCGCGCCGAGCGCCGGACGGCTGGCGCGGTCCTCCATCTCGAGGATGATCGTTTCCTTGCGGACCGACACGGGATCACCTCGATTCGGTATGACTTACGTAGGCCATGGCGCAGCAGAGCGTGTCGGGCGCACGATGGACGGCATGGAAATCGTTGTGCCGCTCTTCGTGCTGGCCGTGATCGGCCTAGGTGTGTGGTTCTGGGTGTGGCTGTACCGATGGGCCACGGATGTACGCGACTCGCTGCGCCAGATCGCAGCGGCTACCGGCGGCGTCCGGCCGGACACTAAGGGGCTGATGAAGCCGGTAGCGCCGGGGAAGCATCCCGCTCGGTCGTGAACTTGTCCCACGGCGTCGGGTCGTGACCGGCAACGGTGATGGTGACCCCGTCGTTGTAGCGGTACGGGTGCCGCTTGCTGCGCTCCTTGGCCCACGACGTGAACGTGCCGTCGTGGAAGGGCGCATCCTCGTGGAGGTCGGCGTAGGCGGCGTTGGCGGCCTCTCGCTCCATCGTGGCGTAGCAGACGATGCGGAACGGGTAGTAGGCAGTCTCCGGATCGGAGCACTCACTGATCGGGTTGCCGCAGTGCGTGCAGGTCTCCCGGTCCCGCTCGCGGCGGGCGATCCACAGCTCCCGCTCATCGGCGGGGAGGCGGTCGAACTCGGCCAGGGTGAGGCCGAGCTCGACGGCGAGGCTCAGGTCTCGCTCGACCTCGGGGTGCTCGGCGAGAAGCGTTCGAGTTTTGGGTCGCCGACACCGTCCTTGTTCAGCCAGTACGCCCGCTGCCACAGGTCATCGAACTGGCCCTCGGACAGCCGCCTGATGCGCTTGCGGAGCTTGTCGGGGTCGCTGGCGATGTTGCGGTTGCCCTGCTTGAGCTCGACGATCGTGCGCATGTCAGGGTCATCCTCGTCGACGTAGAGCAGCAGCGCCTCGGGGAAGGTCTCGGTGTTGACGCCCCAGCCCTTGTCGGCCGGGTCGGTGATCTCCGTGACGGAGCCGTCGTCGGCGGTCGAGGTGGTCGTGCGCGCCGGGTGCGCCTTGAGCAAGGCGCGGAACTCCCGGAACCCGATGTGGTCCAGGCCCCAGCCCTCGGCACGCTCGGCCGCCTCGTCCAAGAACTCATCGAATGCCGCCCGGGCGGCGTTGACCGCCTCGGCGGGAGATGGGTCGCCGCCACGCTTCGGCGCACCGCTCTTCTTCGCGGCGTCGCGCTCGGCGGCGTCGACGGCAATCGTGAGCTCGCGTAGGCGCTCGCGGTCGCCGTCGGCGTAGATGGGGACGATGATCTTCGGCATTGCTGGTTCCTCTCGACAGGGTTTCGACAGGGGTCGAACCCGGCCGGGGGCGCTGTCGAACCGCCACCCGGCCGGGGGTATGTCAGGCCAGGACGGCGACCTTGAAGGCGGGCTTCGAGGTGATCGCGTAGGACGCCACGGCGGCGCCCTCGGCGGACTCGCCCTCACCGGTCTTCGAGGACAGCGACGGGCCGATCTCGACCGGGTACACGTCGACGAACTGGCCGGCGATGACGTTCGTGGCCTGCGTGACGCCCAGGCGGCGCACGAAGAAGCCCGTCACCGTGGCGCCGGCGTTCAGGAACTTCTCCCACGCCTTCACGCCGTCCGACGCGGAAGCGCCCTGCTGAGCGAACTGGTAGGTGAACTCGCCACCCTCGTAGGTGGTGGCACCGACGAACTGGTAGATGCCGCCGTCGCCGAGGCGACGCTTCTGCTCTGCCAGGTTCGTGTTCTGCGTCGGCTCCGGCGCACCGTCATCGAACACGATGTTGGTGAAGTCCAGCGCCGAGGCACCGGACGCCTCGGCGACCGTCGGGGCGAGGGTCGCCGAGCCGATGGTCGGGACGAAGATCCAGTTCTCGCGCTGGTAGGTCTTGGTAGCTGCGGGGCGAAGCGGCTCGGGCATTGTCGTACTCCTTCATTCTCGGCCTCAAGGCCGCTTTGGGTGGGCTCGACAGGGGTTCGACAGGGGCGGGCAGGGGGTCAGCGGGACGCGTGCTTGGGCGGCAGCGGGTCGCCGGAACGGTCGGAGGCCCGCCGGTCCAGCACGGTGTAGTTGCCGTGGGGCAGCTCGCCGGCGTGGATGGTCCGCTCGTGGCCGGTGTCGCGGTCGCGGACCCGGAGCCGCCCGAACTCGTCGGGCGTCGGCGACGCGGACGCGGCAGGGGCCGGAGCGGTCTCTGCCGGGGCAGTGTCGGTCGCGGCGGTGGCCGGCTCGGTGGTCCCCTCGGTCTTCTCCTCGGGGGCCTGCTCGGTGGCAGAGGTCTGGTTGCGGCTGGTCGCCATGGTGTGTCTCCTCGCGGATGTGGATTGGTGGTTCAGAAGGTCCAGGAGTCGAAGGCCGACCAGCCGCCGTCGCGGGGCACGGGGTCGCCTTCGTCTTCGAAGTCGAAGGGGCCGACTGTGTCGCCGTCGGGCAGGGCGAAGGCCTTGCCCTCGAGCACCGAGGTGACGCGGCGGCGGAGCTCGCGGATCCCGGTGATGCTGGGCGCGTGGTAGTGGGTCGTCAGCGAGCCGCCGGGGACGGAGACCCATCCGCCGAGGCGCCTCTTCCGGACCCATCGGCGTCCGAGGTCGAACCACACGTACCGCGGCGGAGTCGAGGGGTCTGGGCTGGCGCCTGATTCGGTCTCGGGGACCTCGTCGAGCTCGTAGGCGGGCACGCCGGTGGCCATCCCGGCCTGCAATGCGGCCTTGATGACGATCGCCCGGGGCTCCTGGTCGGTGGGCTCGCTCACAGCAGTTCGTCCATGAACTCGGAGGCGTGCTTGCCGAAGACTGGCCGGACCTTGGCGAAGGCCTCGTCGAGGTCGCGTCCGGGGCCGGCCGGGTCGTCGACACCGGTGTAGTGGCCGCTCGCGGGGGCGGTGGGCCCGACCTCGGCGGTGAGGGGTCCGGTCATCTCGGCGGTGATCCGCTTGTAGAAGAGGGCGCCGTGGGGGCCGGCGTTGCGGCGGGCGACGTTGCGGGCGAACCGCTTGGCGCGCTCCCCGTCGCGGTGGACGATTGCAGTGCCCTCGCCGTAGACCTTGCCGGGGACTGCGATCAGGTCGGCGATGAGCTCGTTGAGCCCGTTGCCTTCGCGGCGGACGGTGATGCGCATCAGGTCCATCCCTCCGGCCGGGGGCACTCGATGATCGGGATCTCCTGCTGCTTCTTCTGGTCGGCGAAGGTGACCTCGATGAGGCGGAAGAACTTTCCGTCGAGCGCGCCGCCGGAGATCCGCGCGACGTCGTGGTCCTTGCCGAGGGTCGCGGTGTGCGGGACCTTCAGGACGCGACGGGCCCGGGTGACCTGGACACCGGCGCCGACGTTGATGTTGACCCCAGAGTTGGAGCCCGAGGCCTCCCAGTCGACCCAGCACGGCAGGTCGACGTAGATGTCGTCCCACACCGCGACATCGATGCCTTCGGCGTTGATGTCGGTCTCGGTCGTCTTGCGGCGCAGGAGGAGGCGGGAGGTCATCCGCGACTGGGCGTGCCGGCGCAGCTCGGGGAGTGCGGCGGCGAGCTCGTCGCCGATCAACACACCCTCCGGGGCCGGTTCCCGCCTGGGCGGATGGTGAACGCTCCCTGGTTGTCGACCTTGGTCGGGGTGAGCAGGGCCCACCACTCCTCGCGGATGGTGACTTGCCCGGTGCCGCCCTGGTACGTCTTGGAGATCGTGCCGTCGTCGATCGTGACCGAGGACTGCTTGACGCCGGCCGGGTTGCGGACCTTCTCGGCTACCGCCTCACGGACGACGTAGTCGAGGACCTCCTCGTCGAGGGCGTCCAGGTCGCCGAGGCGGACCCGGATCTGGGTCCGCGCATCGGCGATCCACTGGTCCCACGCCTTGAAGGTGGGAGACGACTCGGAGGGGGCGTCCTGCTCGAGCGTCCTCGCAACATCAGCTGGTGAGACTCCCATGAAGACGCCCCCTCTCGGTCAGTCGGCCTGGGTCGGGATGACCCATGCCTTCAGGTTGGTGACCGTGGCGGCGAGCTCCTCGGAGAACTCGACGCCGTTGACCACGTCGCCGACCTTCGTGCCCGCCGGGAAGGCGTGGTACCGGTCGTCGACCTGGACGTGGACCGCGGTCCGCAGGGACACCGAGGCGAGGATCGAGGCGTACTCGTCCTCGGTGACGTCGTCCTGCTGCTGGGCCTGGCTGGCTGCGGCCTCCGCATCGGCCTTGGCCTGAGCCTCCGCGTCCGCGGCAGCCTCCGCCTCCGCCTCCGCGGCGGCCGCAGCAGCGGCCTCCTCGGCAGCCTTCGCCTCGGCCTCGGCGGCAGCCTTGGCCTCCTCTTCGGTAGGCCCGGCCGGCACCTCGGCCTGCGTGGGCTTCCGGGCCGCCATCAGAGGACGTCCGCGACGAACGAGAGGTTCGCGTTGGCGAGGACCGGGAGCGCGACCGCGTCTGAGATGACCTCCGCGATCATCGGGGGCTTCTCGTTGCGGTAGACGCCCGCGACGAGGCCCGGCTGCTCGGAGTCCTCGATGCCCCACGAGGCCTCGACCGAGGTCAGGGTGCGGCCCCAGAAGGTCGCGCCGAGCTCGGTGCCGGCGTAGTCGTCGGTCTCGACCGGCTCCGGGAGCAGGAGCACCCGGTCGTCGGAGAGGACCTTGGTCGCCACGCCGCCGATCGACACGCGCCGGTCGTAGACGTGGATGTCGGGCAGGCCGGCCGCGGAGATGACGGCGCGGACGTCGTCGATCGTGGCGGGGCGGGACGCGCCGTTGAGCAGCTGCGTCTTGAACTGGTCCAGCGTCGCCATCGCCCGCAGCGCCCGGGTCGACATGAGCAGCGCGCCCGGGGGCACGCCGTTGGCGTCGGTGTAGGTGTCGGTCCACCCGGTCAGCTGGCCGAGGGCGTCCGTGTTCGCGACCGACCACAGGGCCGGGGCGGTCACGGTGTGCCCGGCGGCGCGGGCGAAGTCGTCGTCCATGAAGCCGGCGAGGGTGGCCTTGCCGGTCTGGAGGACGACGCCTCGCATACGCTCGATGGCGTCGGCCACCGCACGCACGACCACGTCGGTGGCCTTCTGTACAGAGAGGAGGACGGCCTCGTCGGAGGGGCTGGCCCCCAGGGCGCGGAGCTGGTTGTACTCCGAGATCGGGATGTTGCGGCCCACGGCGGGCAGCTCGATCGTGATCCGCTTGCCGTCGGGGGTCTTGCCGATCGTGATCTCGGCGTCGTAGGCACGGAAGTCCGCGACGTCGATGAGACCGGCGCTGCCGGCGACGAACCGGGCGGAGATGTCGGCGATCTCACGGTTGGGAAGCCAGCGGGCCAGGGTGCCCTTGCTCGCCTCGTAGTCGGCCAGGCTGGCGCGGGCGTACCCGGTCAGCGTGGCGGGGTCGATGATGTCAGTCCAGAGCGTCATGTCTCAGGGCCCTCTCAGATGTAGACGACGGTCGTGGCGGCGCGCTTCGCGGCTGCGACGGGCGCAACGAAGGCCTGGACGCCGGTCGGGACCTTGGCGGCGCGAACGCGGCCGTGGTCGAGGACCGGGACGGCGAAGTCGTTGGTGCCAACGACGCTCTGGTCGGTCAGGACGAACCCGGCGAGGATGCCGGCGCCGGTGACAGTGGCCTCGGTGCTGTCGTAGGGCACGAGAACCCCACCGACCTTGGCGACGGGGGTGCCGGACGGGATGTACCCGTTCGGGTAGTGGGTACCCGCGGTGAAGGTGCTGATGTCGAGCAGCTCGGGGCGGCCGTTGGCGATGCCGTGGTCCGAACCCAGCCAGGACATGTCACCGGAGTTGATGGTCTCGGTCTTCATACGAGGCATCGGCTTCTCCTATGCGATGGAGGGTGAATGGGTGGTCCGTGGTCGAGCCACGTGGTGCCGCACCCGAGCGGGCGCGTAAGGGTTCCTGGCCCTCGCGAGGGGTCAGGACGTCTTCTTGCGGCGGTTCTCGTACATCTCGCGACCGCGGTCGACGCCGGCCTTGTCGGTGCCGCCACCGCCGCCCTGGGAGGGATCGGCCTTTGGCTTGGTCTTGCCGTCGCCGAAGAGGTAGGGGTCGCTGGTCTTGAGGGCGTCGAGCTTGTCCTGGACGGCCTTGGCGTCGACCTCGCCGTCGTCGCCGATGGCGACCCCGGACAGGTCGAGCATCTTCACGACCGCGCCAGCGTTGTGTGCGTTGGCCTGGGCGGCAAGGACCTTCGCCTCGGCTGCGACGAGCCGGGCGTTGACCTTCTCGAGGGCGCCGGTCTCGCCTTCCTGGCGGGCGGCGTCGACGGCCTTCTCCTGCTCGGTCTTGGCGGCCTCGACGGCCTTGTCGTACTCGTCGGCCTTCTTCTTCAGGTCGGCGTAGTCCGAGAACTTCTCGCGCTCTCTGGCGAGTCGGGGCCCGATGCGCTTGTCGAGCTCCTCCTGGGAGGTGATGGGCTCGAACTTCGGCGGGTCGTCGTTCCCGCCCTTGTCTCCGCCTTCTCCGCCGGTTCCACCGGTGCCGCCGGTGCCGCCCTCCTCCATGCGCCATCCGCCCGTGCGGGCGCGGTGGTGCGCGAAGAGCTGGTCGAGGTTGTCGAGGGTGATCGGCTGGTCGAACGCGAACGGGTTGTGCTTGGCCATGGGTGATCTCCGTAGGTGTCTACGTGGGTGCCGGCCATTCCCGCTGGCCGTGAGCGTCATCCCGCGGGCGGGAAGTCAGGTGATGAAGCCGTGGAGCTTCAGGAGGCGGATCGCGTCGGCGCGATCCTTGGCCTGGTCGTAGATCGACTCGGGCATGAGCCGGATCGGCGCGGCGCCTCCGGTGCGGGTGCCACCGGTGTTGCGGCGACGGGAGTTCAGGGCACGGTTCGCGCGGCCGCGGCGGGTGGTGCCTTCGGTGGTGATCAGGGCGTCGCGGCCGAAGACCTGCGCCTTCTGCATGCCGCGTCGGGCGTTGACGACCTGGGCCATGTCGGCGCCGTCGCGCAGCGCCTGTGCGCCGGCCTTCCCGAACCGCTGGTCCTGCTCCTCGGGGGTGAGGGACTCGAAGTAGGCGTCCGGGTCGAGGGTGAGTTCCCCGGCGATCGCCTCGGAGGCTGGGATGTGGTCGCAGTCGCAGTTGGGGTGCCGGTCGAAGCCCTCGTTCCAGAGGTAGAACCGGCCGGCCAGAATGATGCAGCGGGAACAGGCGGGTGGGTTGACCATCCGGACCCAGCCCTCGACCCATTCGCGCTGGACCATGGCCGCGGACTCGGCGGCCCGGGCGGTCTCGGCAACGACCTCGTGCATGATCTTGTCGAGGAACCGCTCGGCCTCCTGGAGCGCCTCGGCTGCTGCTCGATCCAGGTCGATGCTTCGGGCCTGAACGGGCGCCGCGGCGCGGGCCTCGTTGAACGACTCGCCCGCCAAGACGACGGTCTGCCCGATGAGCGTCTCGACCGGGCGGCCGTCTCCCATCACCCCGACGAACCCAGGGATGTTGACGACACCACGCTGGGTCGGGGGACCGAATGCGAGCTCGTTGAGGACGTTGGCCATGTAGGAGTCGGACTCGCGGGCGGCAGCGACCTGGGCGGCCCCAGCGAGAAGGGCGAGCTCGGCGCCGATCCCGCCTTCCTCCTGGTACTGCTGCTCCCAGCTGCGGGCCGGGTCCATCTTTCGCCACGACCGCCGCGCGGCCGCCACGGTGATCCCGGCGAGACGCTGGACTCGGCGGTAGTGCCTACTCGCCGAGGCCGGTGCCGGCATTGATCAGCCCGTCCGCGATCCGACCCAGGAGCGCGTCGCCGTTCTCGGCCTCGTCGCGGTCGTCCTGCTCCATGTTCGCGATCTGCACCGGCGTGTACCCCATGTCACGGCGGGCCTGACGCAGCGAGATGATCCGCTCGGTGCGAAGCTTGACGGTGGCATCAGCCTGCTGAGCGATAGTGGGAGTCGCAGGGTTGACGTGCACGGTCTCCAGCGACCGCAGTGTGGCGTCCCATTCGCCGGTGCGGATCCGTTCGGCGATCGCCATGACCTCCTCGAGCGCCTCGGCCTCGGCCTCGTTGCCCTTCTCGGCGGTCTTGACGAGCCGGGCCTCGTCGGCCCGGATCCCGTCGGCGGACGGCGGGTTGTCTGAGAGCTGCCCGAAGTACCGCATCGGGAGACCGGTGATGCCGGACGCCATCTGGGCCAGGTCGCCGAGGCGCTTGGAGAAGTTGCCGAGGTCGGCGGCTGAGAACTGGCCGAACTTGGCGTCCTTGTTGGTCGAGGTCCACACCGCGCCGAAGTAGGCCTCCCACGTGGTGAGCGGCACCCCAGTCTCCGGGTCCTTGAAGTCGTCGGGGCTGAGGTTGGCTGCCCACCGCTGGGGCAGGGCCATGACCTCGGAGGCGACATCGCCATTGGTGAGTACGCGGGCGCCGGAGTCGGTCAGGCCGATGATTCGGAGGAACGAGGACCGGCCATAGCGGTCGTGGGTACGCGCGCGGCCGACCATGGGAACGACGGGGACACGGCCGAGGTTGTGCTCATCAGAGTCTTCCTCAACCCAACGGCCCTTCTCGCGAACCAGCCACTTCGTGACGTCCGGCATGTAGAGCGTCGCGTGCCGCGTCTTCTTCGACCCGGAGTCGTCGGTGTAGAACCGCGCGGCCGCCGTAGCGGTGCGCTTACGGTTCGACCACTCGTGAGTCATCTGCATGGGCGACTCGACCGTGATCAGCGGCGTCTCGTCATCGTCGTCGTTGCTGCCCAGGCAGTAGTAGCCGCGACCGAACACGCCGCGGTCGACACGGGCCATGGACGACTCGGCGTCGAGCTTGTTTGCCTGCCAGATTCGCCACAGGCCGGTGTCGGCCTCGGGCTGTCCGGCTCGCCGGAACCCGACGACGGTCTGCCGGTCGCAGATCGCGTCGACGTAGGTCCCGGGCCAGGCGACGATGGTGACGAACTCGCGCAGGTCGTCGGGGATCGCGTACCCGAGCTGCTCAAGCCGCTGCTCGCCCTCGTAGTAGGCATCGAGCGAGGCGAACGCCTTGCGCTTGCGGCCGTCCTCTCCTGGGCGGCCAGCGAGGTCGTCCTCAAGGCGCTTCTGCAGCCGCTTGAGAGTTGCGCTCTCGTCGTCGGTCAGGGCCACGGACTCGCCTCCTTCGGTCAGGGGTTGCGGCGGAGCTGGTCAAGGAGCTCCTTGGACGCAGTACGTCGCCGCGGCGTCGATCGGCGGTGCACCAGGACGGTGTTGTCGACGTCGTCGGGCCAGCCTTCGGCGCGCATGTCGGCGGCAGCCTCGTGGCAGAGCACCGAGGTGACGGAGACGTCGATCTTCTGTTCCTGGGACGGCTTCCCGAGCACGTAGCGGTCGCCGCGGGCGGCGAGCTTGCGGGCGTTGGCCATGTGCGTGCTCGTGATGGGGCACCCGTCGTGGGTGATCGCTGCGTTCTCCAGGTCGGCCTCGAACCGGCGCAGCGCCGGATACATCCGGTTCAGCTGGTTCGTCGGCCAGGGCACGAAGACGTCGGGTCCGTGCTTCTCGTCCCAGGTCTCGATCTCGGTCGACCAGTCGGTCTCGTCGTGGAAGCCGGGGTCGCAGTAGGACCGCAGGAGCCGCCACCGTCGGCAGATCTCCTCCCATGCGATGTCGACCTGCTCGCGGGGGATCTTCCCGCCCCACTTCGACGGGTTCCAGATCGTCGGGATCTGGTCCGGCCCGTAACGCGGCGTGAAGATCAGGCCCTCGCGGGTCTCCAGCTTGATCGCGGACCAGTCGTTGTTGAGCGACCCGTCGAACCCTCCACAGACCGCGATCCCGTCGGGCGGGTTCGGTAGCCAGATCTGGTCACGAGCTCTCATGCGGCCTCCACACTGGCGCCGGCGTAGGCCGCAGCCCACGCGCCCGGAGGAAGCCAGGCGCCTGCGCCCTGGACGAGCCTGTTCCCGAAGAACCTCTCGGCCTGTGCGGCGTCGCCCTTCTTGATCAGGGCGACGGCCTCGTTGTTGATGGAGTCGAGGTTGACCCACCAGGAGCCTTCGTAGACCCAGGCGAGGATCTTGCGGCGGGAGGATTCCTCGAGGAACGAGATCGGTCGACCCTGGTCGTCGAGGAGTGACGGCTCGAGGTCGGGGTTGCGGTAGAAGACGAAGACGTCGTCCTCGGCCGCCTCGAAAAGCTGCTGGGCGTAGGACGCGGTCGCGGGGTCCCAGGCGTTGGTGGTGCCGTGGGTCCGGCCGCCCATGCCCGCCGCGCCGCGGTTCTGGGAGTCGGCGACGCCGATCATCTTGTTCGACTCGGTCCACAGGCCGATCTCGTCCTGCTCGGAGTCCGAGATCGGGTTACCGAGGCGGGAGTTGGCCGAGGCGGTGACGACGTCGACGCGGTCGAGGTCGTCGTCTTCCGACATTCCCAGGACCCGGACGAAGCCCTCGCGGACGGCGAGGAGCTTCTTCAGCGGGCCGAGCTGGATCATGCCGCGCAGGGGGCGGTAGATGTTGTCGGCCTGGTCCTCGGAGAACGCGGTGATCTGGATCAGCGGCGAGGGGTGCCGCATGCCCTTGGGCTCGCCTGGCAGGTACTCATACGACCAACCGCAGTCGCAGCCGTTGTCCGAACAGAGGTAGACGTCGCCAGCCTCGGCCCAGCCGGCGAACACTGACGGCCCAGCGGCCTCGAACGCGACGAACGACGCCGACATCGGGCCCTTGCCCGTCTTCTGCGGCGCCACGGTCAGCGTGCGGCGGTAGTAGAACGCCTGGTTCAGCAGCGGCAGGTCGTCGTTGGTGATCTCGCCGATCGGCACGCCGTCGGAGTCGATCAGCTGGCCGGTCTCGTCGTAGGACGCGGTCGCGATCCGCTCGAGGAGCTCGCCGATGACGTCCGGGGAGACGAAGACGGCGTCCTCGCGGATCCGCCACCGGTTTGCGGCGATCCAGAACTGCCAGTCGGCCAGCTTCATCGGCCGGCCGCGCGCGAACCCGTCCGGGACGCGGCAGTGCCGGCTGATCCACGCTTCTGCGAGGTCCCCCAGGGTGGGGAAGTCAACGACGAACTGCGACCCCGAAGGAGTCACAGCGGGGCCTACCCTTGCTGCTCGAGGATCTCGGGCTCAGCCTCCGCGGTCGGCGTGACGGCTCGGAGCCGACGCTGCGGAGCCTTCGCGGCCGGCGCCGTCTTCTTCTCGGCGCGCTTCTCCGCGAGCTGGTCGGGAGCGATCGCCCACCCGTTGAGCTTCAGGCCGTCCGGGGTGAGCCCGCACTCGATCCGGAGCTCGCGCTCACGCGAGAGCAGGGCAGCGGACGCGTCCGGCTCGAGCTCGGTGGTGGCGCAGATCCGCGCGTACCGGGCGATGGTCGGCCACCGCCACGTCTCTCTCTCCCACGCGACTGCCTGCGGGGTCTTCCACAGCTCGCCCCACAGTGCCAACTCGCGCTTCCGGAACGCGTTCGACGCCGAAGTGTCGGGCAGCTTGATGGACTTGCCGCTGTCGTTGAGTCCGGCGATGAACCGGACGATCTTCGGGAGCGGGAACGCCGGCGTCCGGCCCTTGCGGCCGCGGGCAGGCAGCGCCATCGGGTTGAAGTCCGACTCCGTGATCGGCAGCGCCTTGGTCGGTTCCGCCTCCGTCGACTTCTTCGCGGCGGCCTTCTTCGCGGCCGCGCGCTTGCGCTCGCTGGTGCGGGAGTTGGGGTCTGCTTCAGGCCCGGATCGGGCCCGCGATCCGCCTCTCGGCATCGGGGTACCTCCATCGCCGAGGGATTGACCGGGCCTCGTGTCCCGTGGGTCGTGCAGTGGCGGTCAGGCCCGCCGGCCGGAAAGTCTTTGAACCCCGCGCACCTGCCGGAGACCGCTCAAATCGTCCAGGACGTACTCGAGCGCCGCCAGCTGATCCGAGTCGTAGGTCAGCACGCACGGCGCGGCCCTGGGGCTGCAGTCGCTGGCGGCGTCGAACCGGC